ATGTTCGCACTGGTACTTTTTGTTTGCTACCTGGACGGCGGCTGTGAGGACATTGTGGTGGATATCTACAATACTGAGCAGCAGTGCCTGTATTCGATGGACGACCAGCGGATTCGTCACGGCGGCTGTTTTCCGGTCGAAGACTTTATTGACGGCTTCTGGCTACCCGCTCGCCAGTACAGTGATTTTTAATTACTGAAGTTGAACCAACGTTAGTTCCCCGCCAAATACCGCGCCGGTATCAATATAGTGCAAATTATCGATATCAACGCGATGACGCAGCGGCGTATGACCAAACCAGAAGTGATCGGCCCCGGCAATGCCGTTTCCATGACCCGCATGCCGCTCGCTCAACCGGGAACGACGCCATAGCACCTGGTGTAAATCCACCTCTTTTTGCCAGGCATAGACCTGATGCGGATAATCAGCATGCGCCACAACATGCATGCCGTTCTGGCAGTGCAATTCCAGAATCCAGGGTAAACGCTGACAGTCGTCGAGCGCTTTTCTTGCCAGGCGCTGCTGGTTTGCCGACAATGCGGCATACCAGTCGCCGCCGTTCATAAACCATAACGACAACTGCGAAGCGGCCAGCGCGTCTAACGCCATCTGCTCGTGATTCCCTCTGACGGCGACCACCCACCGTTTGTGCAGAAGTTCCAGACACCGCAAGCTGTCAGGCCCACGGTCGATCACATCCCCCACCGACACCAGCAGATCCTGCCACGGATCAAACCGACACTGTCGTAGTTTCTCCATCAACTGCGAAAAACAGCCGTGGAGGTCGCCGACAATCCAGACATGCCGCCACTGACTCCCCTCAATTTTCTGATAGACGTTTTCCGGCTGTTTCATTGGTTCACCATCAGTAAAAATGAACCTGACATACTTAACCATAGCAGGAAATCTTCAGTCGCAGGCCGCCTCTCCAGAGACCATTAATCATTTTTATAGCAATAATTTAACCTGCAATAATTCTTGTTGATTTCAATAAAATCATATAAATGCCAATTTATGTAAAAGTGTAATGATAATTATTTTTATTATCATTTTCATGCATTATCTTATTGACTTTGCTTTTTTTAACAAAGGAAGTTCGATAATGCGTATTAAACCTCTCGCTTCACTTGTCTTATCTTGTCTGGGCGCCACAAGTTTTAATGTTTTTGCAGAAGATGTCATGGTCGTCACCGCATCGGGATACGAGAAAAAGATCACCAATGCGGCAGCCAGTGTTTCTGTTATTTCACAACAAGAATTACAGACCAATAAATATAATGATCTTGGCGATGCTCTCAGGGCCGTTGAGGGAGTGGACGTTGAAAGCAGTACCGGAAAAACAGGGGGGCTTGAAATAAGTATTCGTGGGATGCCTGCCAGTTATACCCTTATTCTTATTGACGGTATTCGTCAGAATGGAACATCGGATGTAACACCGAATGGCTTTTCTGCAATGAATACCAGTTTTATGCCTCCACTTTCAGCCATTGAACGTATAGAGGTTATACGCGGGCCCATGTCTACACTTTATGGGTCAGACGCCATTGGCGGCGTGGTGAATATTATTACCAAAAAAAGCACCGATAAGTGGAGCACGGCCATTAATACGGGAGTGAACCTACAGGAAAGTAATAAATGGGGAAACAGCACAACCGCAAATTTCTGGTCAAGCGGTCCCCTGGTGCCTGGCTCGCTGGATATGCAGGTTCGTGGAAGCACAACCCAGCGACAAGGCTCCAGCATTACATCACTGAGCGACACCGCAGAAACACGCGTTCCTTATCCCACTGAGTCGCAAAACTACAACATCGGCGCGAGATTTGACTGGAAAGCCAGCGCAAACAATACGCTATGGATGGATCTCGACACATCCCGACAGCGTTATGATAACAGCGACGGTCAGCTTGGTAGCCTCACGGGCGGATATGATAAAACGCTCCGCTATGAGCGCAATAAAGTGACGTTAGGACATGACACCGCCTTAACGTTTGGTACATGGAAATCGTCTCTTAACTGGAATGAGACAGAAAATAAAGGACGGCAGCTGGTTTCCTCCGCTCTGACGCCCGATCAAGCCTGGAGAGCGGGTGACGATCGTGAACTGAAAAATACCAATGTTATTCTCAACTCGGTGCTTCTCACGCCGCTGGGAGAATCACATTTACTGACGGTGGGTGGCGAATACTGGGACGCACGAATGAAAGATGGCGTCGTTCTGGCAAGTTCAGGTGAAAAGTTCCATCAAAAAAGCTGGGCGACTTACCTTGAAGATGAGTGGCATATCCTGGATTCTCTGGCGTTTACCGTAGGGAGTCGCTATGAACATAACGACGTATTCGGCGGTCATTTCAGTCCTCGTGGCTATCTGGTCTGGGATATGACAGATGAATGGACGCTCAAAGGGGGAATCACAACCGGTTATAAAGCGCCTTCTCTTAGCCAGTTACATAACGGCATCAGCGGCGTTTCTGGTCAGGGAACAATCAATACCGTCGGTAATCCAGATTTAAAACCTGAAGAAAGCACCAGTTATGAAACCGGACTTTATTACGATAATAGCAATGGGTTCAATGCCAATATAACCGGATTCTACACTGAATATCGCAATAAAATTGTTTCTTATTCGATTGATGACAATACCAGTAGCTATACCAATAGCGGAAAAGCGCGTACCGATGGTGTCGAATTTGCAACATCGTTCCCGCTCTGGTTGGATAATTTGAGTCTGTCGCTCAACTATACCTATACTCAGAGCAAACAGAAAGATGGAGATAATAAAGGCGCACCACTCAGCTATACACCAAAACATATGGCAAATGCCCGCGTTAACTGGCAGGCGACAGATGATTTAAATGCCTGGCTAAGCGCCCGCTATCGCGGTAAAGCGCCCCGCTTTACTCAGACCTATGACAATCTCAGTGCGGTACAGCAGAAAGTGTATGATGACAAAGGCGCAAATCTAAAAGCATGGACAGTGCTGGATATGGGGTTATCTTATAAACTGACTAAAGATTTAACCCTGAATACCGCCGTCAATAACGTACTGGATAAAGACTTTAGTGACGTCAAATTATATCAATCTGGCCGTTCCAGCACTTATGCCGGTGATTATTTCCAGACAGCGCAGTCAACGACCGGATACGTTATTCCAGGTCGCAACTACTGGATGTCTTTAAACTATCAGTTCTAATAATACAGCAAGCGTCCATACACTCCGTATGCGGCGCTTGCTTATCTTTTTGTGAGTATAAACAGCCAAAAAACACACGAATATTAATTAATAAATATCTACCCTCACAATATGAATTACCCAATAAAATCAATCTGATTATCGTTATCGCACATCTTGAAAAGATTCAAGACATTAAAAAATAGAGAATAGTCACTGAACAACCCCACTCTTCAATGTGGTATCGCTAAGGCATTCTTTGTTGCGACGCAATTCACAACCAGGAAACCTCGCCGTCATCACCGTTGATTTCATTGATGTAAATCAATTCCCTTCATGCGTAGTTACGCGAAAGTAACAGTGATGTGAATTAGTTGCGAGAAGCACCTTATGTCGATAAAAAACTTTACAGGCAAAACAGTGATAAAAAACATCCGTTTTTCATACAGTTTGCTGAAACAAATAGAGCAAGTGATGGCGAAGGAAAAAACCAGCAATTTTTCTGCATGGGTAAAAGAAGCATGTCGTGAAAAAGCCCTGAATTCCAGTACGCCCAAAGACGTAAATAGAAACAAAAATTAACTCTTTATAGCTACGACCAAAATGAAAAGATGCTTATTTATTAGTAAATACACCTTTATCCTGATATCTATTGGGAATGTTATCTATTTCATTTTGAATTATCACGCATTAGACGCGGTGTTGATCATACTGTTTTATGTCGCTCTGATTTTTACCCCCGTCATCCTTATCCTGCGCGCCTTCTGTGCACAGCATGAGTAACTCATCGAGCATGATTCATAAACGTTCATCCATGTAAACCTGGCTTCACACGGCACTCTGACGCACAAAAATTAACATACCAATCAAAAAACCCTGGACGCACTCGGTACAGAGTATGTTATGGTTTGGACAGGATATGGAAAATTCGAGTAACTTTCGTGTGGTTTCGGGTTAGTATCTGAAAACACACTTCAAAACAAACAGATAAAAAGAGACCGAATACGATTCCTGTTATCGCCCTCCAGTCATAAAGTTTTAAAATATCAATAACATACAAACAATTCAGAATAAAAAACAACCAAAAACACGTATCAATGCGCCCCTAAAAAATCAAACACATACCAGTTTTTTCGTTGTGGTTCGGGAAATTTTCGAAAAGTACAATCCATAACAAACTCTCTTTTCACTTCACACGCAAAAGGTCTTCATATCGAGTGGTGTATCGCGGCGAAAGCATCTCGCGTTTCATCTGCCATTGCTGTTGTATGCCCTGTCCGGCGAAGTATAGCGTCCCCTTTCCATCCTTCGCATTGAGATGATCTAACACTTCCATCAGTCTCTCGCTACCAGCGCGCGGCGCGTTATCATCAAACAGGTTAAGTTGTGCCACACCCTGGCTGAAGAAGTCGCCGAGCATCACACCAGCCTTCTGATACCTGTGTCCGTCTTTCCAGATTGCATCGAGGCATTTTGTGGACGCACCGATGATGTCCCGGCTATCCTGCGTCGGGGTCAGAAGCTTCACAGAGGCGCTGTTGCCGTAATACGGTTCGTTCAGTGCAAACGGGCTTGTCTTCACGAACGCGGAGATAAACCGGCAATATTGATGCTCGCCGCGCAGCTTCTCCGCCGCCCGGCTGGCGTAACTGCAAATCGCCTGGCGCATCTCTTCGTAAGCAGTGATACGACCACTGAAGGAGCATGAGCAGACGATTTCCTGCTTTACTGGTGCAAACTCTTCCAGTTCCAGACACGGCTCACCACACAGCTCGCGTACCGTTCTTTCGAGCACAACATTGAAATGCTTCCTGATAAAACGAATATCTGTGTCAGCCAGGTCAAGAGCAGTTTTGATGCCCATCCCCTCCAGCTTTTTAGAGATGCGTCGCCCTATACCCCACACCTCTCCAACTGGCAGCGCAGCTAAAAGTTTACGCTGCCGGTCTACGTTTGATAAATCAACAATGCCGCCAGTCTGTCGTTGCCACTTCTTTGCCGCATAGTTAGCCAGCTTCGCGAGGGTTTTTGTCTGCGCAATACCGACGCCGACGGTGAGATGTGTACGCTGTAATACTGTAGTACGGATCTCCCGGCCAAATTCAGTAAGGTCACGGCAGTTTCTCACACCAGTAAGATCGCAAAATGCCTCGTCTATGCTGTAAATTTCGACGCGAGGACTCATTTCTTCCAGCGTTGTCATTACGCGGTTCGACATATCAGCGTAAAGCTCATAGTTACTGGAGAACGCGACGATGCCGTGACGGCGAAAAGTCTCTTTTTGTTTGAAATAGGGCTCCCCCATTTTCACAAAGGACTTCGCTGCTGCTGAACGGGCAATAACACAGCCATCATTGTTAGAGAGAACGACAACCGGCCTTCCTTTTAGGTCTGGCCTGAACACCGTTTCACAACTCGCATAAAAGCTGTTCACGTCTACGAGTGCAAACATACTCAGCCAGCAGACTTCACGATGTAAGTTACGACGCCAAAAACCTCAAGATTATCTTCACTCCCAATCATGATTGGCTTATACACAGAGTTTTCAGGCTTGAGCATGACAGCAGGATGCAGCAATAGGCGCTTGACTGTGAACTCACCGTCGACCGCTGCAATGACAATGTCCCCATGCCCTGCTTTTCGTGAACTGTCGACTACCAACAAATCGCCTTCGCCGATTCCGGCATCACGCATAGAATCTCCAGTGGACTTTACGAAATACGTCGCGCTAGGGTGCCTCACCAGCAATTCGTTAAGGTCTATACGCGACTCAACGTAATCTGCGGCTGGCGAAGGAAACCCGCATGGAACAAGGTCACTAAACATCGGTAGCGATACTATCTGGCGTAGTTCTGTAGGCGTGAAAAACTGCATGATAATCACCTTGATTGATACTGATTATATATACAGTATTATTGTGTTAATGGCAGCGATCAAGCCTCTTAGGAGTACGACACGGTAAGTAACTGGCGGGAGGTGAAATTTAGTTTTATGTGGGATTAGTCAGATGAGAGGTCGGCAGATGGCAACAACACTATCGAACGATCGCCAGCTGGCCGCCGTGTTACAGAACCCCATCGCCACATCTGAAGATGTGTTCATGCCTTACCCCCGTGGGGAACACTATGTAGTGTCGTGAGGGTAAGGTGATATAGCGGTCGGAATCCTGACTATATCGTCGAAAAATGGGTAGAAGATAGGGCTATGTGTCTGATAAAAGGATAAAATCAAGCATAAGAAATATGCTAAACTGATAGGCTAACTAGTAAAACAAAACGACTGTTTGATAAAAAATGACAAAACTCACTCAAAAAGAATCGTTATCAATAAGATACGTACAAGGCATCTGTATAGTGGCTGTGGTATTGAGCCATTACCCGATTCGCCCGCTAGACGTTTTTTGGCCGTTTATTTTTCATATGCCTATGTTTTTCTTGCTTGGCGGGCTTTTGTACAAACGAAAGTCAATAATAAAAACATGTAAAGATGTCGCAATAAAACACCTATTCTATCTGACATATACTTATGTGATAATATCATTAATTGCTACATTTTTGTCGTCTCGATACGGTATCAATGTAGGCAAAATATACCCTGAAAACTTTATATATTCTTTTAATTGGGCTATAGAGAAAAACTTTCATAATAACGCATTCTTTTTAGTGGCATGGTTTCTATTCGCTTATGCTTTTGTAACTCTTCTGTGTCGAGTTATTCTTATAATCCCATCAAAATTAATTCTGTTTGCCATTGCGATAGTAATAGGCTATATAGGAATGAACTACATAGCCCCATTGTATAAAGAGACAAAGATACAGCATTTCAATCTACTATCTTAGATTTTTGTTGGCTCGATGTTTTACATTCTAGGGTTTGTATTCAAAAAGCATCTATTGTCAGTAAGATCGATATACATACCACTGGTTGCTGTTGCCGTGCTATTTACGTTAAAAAGCCAAAAACTGCTTTTTGGAATGGGGATGTCATGGAGTGATTATCATCCTGAATTTTACTTACACATGTTAAGCACAGTATTAAGCATAGTATCAATATTTGTTATAACAAACATTCTATCCGATCTTAACATAAGATATGATTTCCTTTCTGACGTAGGGAAATACAGTAAAGAAATAATGAGTTATCATCTACTTTCATTTTTTACCGTTGACTGGATTTTCTATAAGTTCGGTATGTATGATATATCTAAAGCGCAAGCGCTAAGCCATTTTAACACGCCACTATATTGGTATTGCTATGGGATAGCCGGTGTTTTACTACCAATAATTTCTTTTTCATTAATACGACATTTTAAAATGCAATTTTTAAGTAATCGAGAATCAAATGCATAAAAAAATGGCCCTATAGCAGGGCCACTCTTATCGGTTCCCGACTCAATGCTGATTTAATTTTTCTAACTCCCGGCGCATTAACGCAGCCTCAAGTGCTAAACATTCTTCCATGCGCACCATCCAAATCTCACCAGCATTCCTAGATGGTTGGGGGAGAATCTCAGGGGCAGTAAGAGAACCATCGTCATCGAATTGAGCTGGCTGGTAATTAACAGCATCCTGTGCATCCCATTTTTCATGGATTAGAATACCGTATTGAGTTGCATCAAGACCTGCAAGCTCAAATTTTTCTTTGATCTCCTGAGCTATGATGCCAACATGGAAACGAGCAGATTCCTCATCCTTCTCTGCTACAGCAGACTTTAATTTCCATTGTGAATATTCAACAGTAGCCCAGGCATCAAGCACATCATCAGGAATAGAAGAAATATTAATTTTTGCTGCACGGTCAGATATAACAACAGGAGCGTTCTGAACGTAGATATTATTAAATGGCAGTGAAGCTCCACCGAGGTTTTTTGACGCGGCGGTATTCGGGGATAAGTGCCCAGACACTGTGCCACCCGCAAAATCTATAGTGTCAGTAGTTGATAATGGAGTTCCTGAAACAAACTCTTGTACCCAGCCACCGACCACCCCAGCAGAACTAATGAAACGACGCCACCCTACCTGGTTATTGTTATTTGCTCTAACAGAGATAATAACACCTCTGTCTTGCAGGGCTCTTTCTACTTTAATGTGTGAAGCTATGTTAGGGACACCTGCAACCGAATATGGAGAATCAGTAAACGTACTTAAAACACCACCAGCAACGAAATAATCACAAGGAGTACGGAGGTTAGATAATAATCCATTCAATGCAGTGGAAGCAGCAGCATCTATTGTTAACTGTGCACCTGGACAAGATATCCATAACCATCCTGAATCTCTTAGAGCATGGCCTTCTGAATATGCTTTATTAAAATAACGCCGCCATTTCCCAAATTCATTGTAGTATTCCGCCGCACCTCGATCTTCTGCTATACTATTCCCGTATACATTAAGAGTACCACTCATTCTTGAACCTGAAGGAGATATAGGAATATCAAGATTAGGATAGTTATTTTGAATAATAGCCATCTGCAACATACTGTTTCTTGGCATTCTAGAGAAAATGTCAGCCATAGTGACAGAGGATGAGTTAAGCCCTAATATTGTTATATCTTTTATGTCAGAAATACCTGATTTATTATACAGCCTAGAAATATCAGATTTCGCCTGAATAATATCATAATCCATCGACTCACTTTGGAGATCAAGAAAGGTTGCATCAATAATAGTTTTTGACATGGTTTTACCTTAGATCGTCAGATCGACATACAATGGTTTATGATCACCGAGTCTGCGTGGTGGTGTATACACCCCGTAGTCCCCCTGATTAGAAAACCCACGGTGAAATATTCTATCCATGTACCATTCCCACCCCTGATCCCCGTTATATGTATTAAGCTCTCCATATCGATTAACCATAGAGAACCCTAAATTGATAAATGGTTGATAAGCTAAGTCATCATGAGAGTTCCAGTCTCCCATCATTACAATATGCGTTGCCGTATCGTTAGAAACAGCAGTTGCAATCTGTGAAATTTGTTCACTAATTATCAACGGATCAGTATTGAGATGAGTTACATAAACAGCAATAGTTATTCCACTAACTACAATTTCCGTACGTAAATATTGATTTCCAGAATCAACTCCGGGTATTGCTTCTCTCATTATGACGTGGGAACTATTTTGTTGTTGCCTGGTTGAAATAGCAACATCACCATATTTTTCATGGGTCCAGTAAGACGTTCCAATATAAGAAGAAATATATGGGTACATGGCAAGAGCGTTATCTGGAGAATCCACACTGTACATAACTTCTTGCAAGCCTATAAAGTCTGCCCCTACCCGTAAATACCATTCAGTATGCTCACGGATGCTCTGCCGACTAGCAACATCGTAATCAAATTCAGGAACCTGGACTGCATAATATCCTTGAATGTTCCAAGTACAGAAGCGCACCGTGCCAGTCGACAATGCAGCAATCCTCTTATCTCGTTCTTCTCGAAAATTTAGTCCAGAATAGCTCGCAGGGACTAACCCGCTACGAAGTGCTGCATCACCAACGCCTATCCAAGCGCCTGGCCCTACGCCCCCCGTTGATTCTGGAGTTGAGCCAGCAGGCACTTCTTTCGGTAGAGCCCCGTCCCAACGGTAATACTCCCCGTCACCATCAGGAAGAGTCCAGCGCAATGCCTGATCAGCACGCGTTAAAGTTGCTCCATCCTGGAAGGATTCAATTAGTGACCAGCCCATTGAAGTGAGTTTTTCCTGGTAACGAACTTCCATTCCGTGCCACGTAAGGCGCGGGACGCCAAAACGGTCATCCCACGCTTCATTGACCCGGTCATTTGAGAGGTGATCAAAGTTCTGGGCGTTATCGTACAAATCTTTTGCAGCAGCAGACCCCAGCGGATGGCCGGTGTTGTAAGTCGTCATATGGGCCTCATAAATGAAAAACCCGCCGAAGCGGGTCTGTATTGGAGAGATTGTTGTTATGCGACGTTGCCGGGATAAGGGGCATTGTCGTAATCGTAGAAGCTGGGTTCATACTGTTTCGCCGTTACCTGGCATGTGCCATCGGACTGCGGCGCTATTTCTGAGATGATTGCGTTATAACCAACCCGAGAAGAATCGCAGAAAATCAGACGCGGAGGCTCGATAGCCGGATCATTGAGAATCATGTTATCGAACGCCAACAAGTAAGGAACTGCAACCTGGTAATCGCCTGCATCGGTCGCCAGCATTAGCGATGAAGCGGAGCCGTCCTGGTAACGTATCAGCACGCGAGGATTTGGAAACGACCAGTCCAGCGGCTCGGTTACCGTGAATGTCGTTATGCCGTCCGCAGTCACCATTCCTTCAATCAGCGCACTAATTGTCTGACTGCCCGGTATATCGTCAGTAAGCACGATACGATCGCCGACGTTATAGCAAAGTGCGTCCAGTTCTGTTGAGGTCGTATGTGTCAACCGCTGCTGTTGGTACTTCATCAACCGCCGCATGCCGATCTGATATGCCCGATCCCGGTCGAGCACACCGTCAAGCGTGTAGTCTTCGATTTTTACGGGCGTTGGATTATCCGGCATCCGGCACTGCACCGTTTCCTCCGCCCATGTCGTTCCGTTGATATACGTAACGTCCACGCCGTCATAGTCGTCGTCAGACGGAGCGACGAACGCGGTTTGCAGGTCTTCAGTCATCTCATGCGGACTGATAACCCCCGACCAGGGCTTAACGCCTTCGCGCGCAACCGAGGCAAGCCCGTCTGCAAGCAGAAAATAGCTTTTCCCGGCGTTGGCGATCTTCTGCAAAACCTCCAGCGCAGATGTGCTGTCGGTTGTCTCGAAGTCGAAAAATTCATTGTCCGGCGTCCAGTACGCACTTTCCAGCGCATCAATGGCGTCGGTGTCCATGTCCAGCCCCAGCGAGTTACCAACGTGGTACAGCGCGCCGGAGATGCTGCGCGCCGCGCCAGTGTCGTAAATCCTTGTAGCTACAACGTTCACCCGGCGATCGGACTGCGCTGCCAGCTTGCCACCGGTTTCCACCGTGACCCCCATCGTCATTACGCCAGCGTACGATGACGGTCTGGTCAGCAGGCGGCCACGCAACGATTGCCAGTACATATTATCGCGGCTGTTATCCTGCCCCTGCTCGTTAGTACGCCGGCACCGCACTTCAACAAGGCCGGGAGAACTCAGCGTGATGCGCTCAGTGAAACCAAGACCATTAATATTTTTTGTATTATACGAGCCGGTTTTGCTCATCCAGCCAGAACCAGAGCCATAGACACGGTACTGAACTTCCCAGCGAACCGTTCTGTTTTGTTTTCTCCCTTTTTTGTCGTACCCGCAAATGCCATTCGGGAAGAAGAAATTTACTTCAAACATGTCTATGGTTTCATTATCCGGGCATGCCAGAAATGGCCCCATCCAGGAGTCATTCTGGTTAACGCCAGATGCCTCAAAATCAAGCACGGTGCGCGCCACGAAACCCGGCCATGTGTTATCGACAACACCATCAATCAAGCGTTGAAGAGTCACACTGGTGCCGTCCACGTCGAAAATTTTGTACTGATATCCAACGTGAGAAACAGAAAGCCTGATATACCCCTCAGGAATACCCGTAAAAGGCGCGCCGGTTTCACTCTCATAAGCCAGCGTTACCGACGCGGTGACTTCCTCTTCATCCTCTGTCGCGTCTGCATGCGGCGTATACGAAGCGATAAACAGGCTGTAGTCGACGCTGTTGTACCAGAGCGTTACCGGCATGCCGACATATGGCGCGATTTCTGCCAGATTGTCACTGGTAATGCGGCTGTATGCGCCATCGTTGGTTACAACAAACTGATCGGGTACGATTAACTCAACCGTCGCACCAGCAACCCACGAATCAGGCAGCTCGTTTGTTGCAGTATCGTCGTCAGCGCTTAATCCGTTAAACGTGATTGTGCTTCCCGACACCGTCAGTGACTGCGCTACAACGTCATCCGTATCCGGCGCGGTCTGGGCCATATCCAGCCCGGCACCCGATGACGTCCCGCCAACCTCGGTAGAGTTAAACCAGTTTTCGCTACGGCGATCACCAGCCACATTCTGGCCCGGCTGAAAAACGGTGTACGCGAAACCATCACCAAGCGATGAAACTGGCGTGGCGCCAACACGCATATCCCCTTCACCGAATGAAAATTGTCCGAATCCCAGCGCTACGAACATTTCAACGGTCATCACTGTCGGATCATCAGGACTGAACCGGGTTACCGGCTGCACTACATAATCGGGGTAAATTCGGCGGCGTCCGAACAGCTCGCGGATTGGATCGCCCAGCTTTGCACGGTTCGCTTTTGCCGGGTTAACGTCCAGTGAATCGCCTGTCGACGAAGAAAAACCGCCGGGATCGGATGCGCCTGGCGCAAAGAACAGCGCATAAGCCACAGATGCGACCGAAACAGCAACGGCAATCCACGCCAGCGCAACGGCGCCATGAGGAACCGGATAAATGCGCACATCACTTGTCGGGCTGATCGCATAATCGAACCATGCCGCAGCCGGGATATTCACGCCGTCCACTTCGATGGCGATCGGATGCTTCATGTCAGCGCGGTAATTATCAACGTTCCGCGTCATCCACTGATGGATCGTGATTGCACTATGTTCATGCTTTTCCAGCGGTTCGCCGGGTAACCGGGAGGGGTAAATTCTGATAGTCACTTCCAGAACTCCACTTTAACGAAGCGGCGAACAAACTGCGCCACCGGCGTGAAAGAAACGTTGGATTTAGGGTTGCATTCGGCCACATGCAAACGGCCATTAAGCACCACGACAACGCCGACATGCGTAACAGTTGAGCCTGAATAGCACGCAACACCCGCGCCTTCACATGGCTCGCAGCGTTGCAGGGAGAGCATCAGTTTTCGCGCTTCGCGATTAAGGCCGCCATCATCTTTCGTTACCCCGGCAAAATCCGGCCATTCTGGTAATCCCAGATCGCGACGCACTTCATTCACGATGCCGAAACAGTCAAGTTCAGGGTAAGCGCGTCCGCCCTTCAGCCATCTGACCGAAAGGTATTTATCTTGATTGAACATTAAGCCTCCGAATTTCAGGCAATAAAAAACCCCGCCAGAGCGAGGTTTGATAATGATTTTTTTGCTTTAGGTTAGCGAGGTAACCGTACCTGTTGCATTAATGCCCATTCCCATGAACCAACCAGATGCTATTTGAAAAAATGTAACTACCATAAAATGCAATTTCCCCATACTTCCCCCTTCATTTTTTAGTACCACTGGTAAACTATTTGCAATAAACCCGAATAGAACCGCTAAACAATAAAGGAATGGGGCCCACAACATCGCTGGAGTCGAACCAGCACCCACCACCGCTAACCTAAAGCGGTATTATTTTAACATAACAGTCGATTTCGTCAAAATCGCTTCTGTATTAGCTCATGTAACGAAGGCCAGGATAGAACGGGAGTGTGTAGCGATAGCGGGGCCAGGCAGTATCCAGCACATTCATGTATCCCGCGATAATCTGCGCCTGCGTTGCAGTCCAGTACCCGTTTTTAACCATCAGGGTATAAGGGCGGTCTGCGGGCGCGGCTAAATCGTCAGATGTATATTGTCGGTAGGTCACCGTGGCGCCACGCAGATTTTCCAGCGCGCTACGCACGGATGTGGATGCTTCACCGTTGATGTTTGAGACAGCAAACTGCAAATCCTGAGTGCCGTCACTGTTCCGCGCCGGTAGTGCAACATCGATGGCGCTGGCGATGAATGTGACCTCTTCACCAGTTTCCGTCGTCGCTGTTATGTTGTCGTAGCCATCACAGAGATAAAGGACATCATCACCGATGTTGATCTGCAAAGTTTTGATAATGACCTCTTCACCGGAAGAGGCATACAGTCGTTTCAAAGTCGGACTGGTCATGCTTCCGGCCACTCCCTGTTAAGTGCAATATCGATGATGCTGCTGTTGATGATGTAATCCGGGAACTCAGCCCAGCCATCACCGAGTACGGGTCGAGTCCACAACTCAAGCGTCGCGGAGAACTGCCAGTAAATCGGGGCGACCAGCGTCGGCCCCTGATAGATATCCGTAAACCGGCATTTGTAGAGTTCAACGCCCAGCGGCGTTTGCAACCGCATGAAAAACCAGTCGGCGCCGTCAGTGATGGTTTCGTGATACCAGGCCTCAAAAAGCTGAGCCTGAGCATCGTTTTCGAAAAACCACTGCACATTTGCCTGTGTCGGCGTCGAAATAAACGCGCGGCGCTGGCGGGCGCGGCCGGTGGTCATTTCGGTACGCTTTAACGGACTGACTGGCTGAAATGCATAACCGTCCTGTAGTGGCATGGGAAGATAATCGTGAGGGTAGTATTTTTCAGCCATCAGGTCGTCCTCCTTCCGGTGTACGTTCCTCGCATTGCGTTACCCACTTTCCCGTTTCCACGGACAATCTGGTTCGCCACCTGATCAACTGCGTCTGTCGTCGCCTTCTTTGCGGTGTTGGCGAGAGACATATCCATCTGCTCAGGCGTTACACCCTGCTGAATATGGAAGTCCTGCTGAATCTGGGGGCTGAATACAGTTGAATTACTGTTGTTATTGACGTTCTGCGCCCCCGTACCGAAACCGGGCTTGCTCAGCGTTGCATCCAGAGAACCACCATTGCGCAGCGCCTCAAGGTTCGAGACGCCTATCCGGTTGGTTGCAGCCTGGTCAAAAACATACTCGCCTTTATGCACTATCCCGGCGGGCTGGTATTTTCCGCCCGGGCCCGTAAAACCACCGGCAGCAAAACCAACATCCGCAACAGCTGCGATATTAGAAACGATGCTCGCCGTGGCCGCTGCAACAGATGCCATCGCAGCGATGTTGTACGGGAACGGGTTGGCAGCCGCCATCGCAATCCCCTGCTGGATCGAAACCAGAGACTGTGCAATAGCGAATGCCTTGCTGGCAGCGAATGCCGCTTTATAAATCCCGGACTGCTCCCCGAAACCAGTCGCCAGAATCTGCAAACCGCTGTCAATCATGGTTTGCGTCGCACTGGTGATGATTTCGTTTTTCTGGGATTCAATAACCTGGTTGGCTTGCGCCGCCTGCTGGCGGATTGCTGTCATGCGCGCTTCGCCTTCCGTGGTGATTTGCGCAGCCTGGGCATATGCTGCTTCCTGCGCCTGCAACCACGCCTGTAACTGTTGTTGCGCCTGATCGAGCTGCATGTACTGCTGCTGCATACCGCCGAACGTGCCGGATAACTGGCTGCCAGTCGGTGACAGATTACCAACTACACTTTTTACTGAAGAAGGCAGTTCCGTTGGTGTGTTTTTGTAGATATCGGAGCGGGTTTGCTCGTACTCCCCCGAAGCCAGCTTCCCTGTGGCTTTTGCTTTTTCCAGCAGCGCAAGCCGTTCGCGAAGCAAATCATTCTGCTGCTCATCCTTCGCTTTAACCTGTTCCTGCATTTTCCGGTAATCGTCGAGCGTTTTAACGGAGTTTTGTAACGCCTCCTGTCGTTTGTAGGCCTGAAGAATTTCTTCAGATCGGGACAAAAGCGACTTCTGATCGGCGGTGAGCTGCGTTTTCGATTTGAGATCAGCGATCTGTTGTTCAAACTTCACTCGCGCCTGAGTAGCGCTGGTGAGCTTATCGCTGGCGTCAAGCTGGGACTGCATAGCGGATGTCTGCTGGTTTAACTGGTCCAGCAGTCGTGTCGCTGCATCTTCGCTATATGCTTTTCCCTTCGGTGCTGTTGGCGATTTAGGGTCTTTGTACATTTCATTGATGCGCGCGATATTTTTCGCGTACTGATCTGCACTGATGGCCCCGGCATCAAGGAATTTCTTCTGCTGCTGAATCGCCTTGTTTCGCTTATCAGCATTCGACAGGAACTGCTGGTTAACGCGATCAGCTTCCTGCTGTATTTTAATTGCCGTATCCTGCTCTTCTCTGCCAGACGCGACAGCTTTTGTAAGGTCTCCTTGCAGGTCGATGGCACTTTGCAGAAAATTAGCCGCTGCTGCTGCTTCAGTTTGCCACCCTGGCACACCGAAAATATTACCCACGGCTTTGCCGCGCGCATCATTTGCCTTTTTAGTTGCATCAGCCAGGCGTTGTTCAAGAGACTGCTCGCGCCCAACGCCCAGCATTGCATCCCATGCGCCTTTTGCTGCGCCGGTGAGTCCGTTCCATGCCTTTTCGAGATAACCGAGGTTATCCTGAATATCTGCGGCACGCTGCTGCATGGTGGTGGCGTAAGCATCAGTAGCAACGCGCGTCGCTTCCTGCTGATTTCCTTCATCCTGGAGGGCTTTTATCTGGTTGTAAGTTGCCAGCGTCAGGAAGTGGTACTGGTCGTTCAGTTTGGTGATTGCCGCAACCGGATCGGCGGCAATTTTGTTGAAATCGTCCACCAGTTTATCGGTCGTAATACCAGTGGCTTCACTCGTTTTAACAACGGCAGTGGTCACACGCTCAAGAGAATCACCGGCAACCTTTCCAGATTCCACCAGTAGATTTAGCGCTGATGCTGCTTTGCCAGTGGTAGAGTTCGCCGCTACACCAGCACGTGCGGCAATGTCCGCCAGTTGACCCGATGTTTTCCCTACCTGGTTACCCGTCAGGATGAGTGATTTATTGAAAGCGTCCTGTTCCTGCGTGCCTTTGCAGTACGCCACACCCAGCACGCCGACCGCAGCAGCCGCCAGCGTGAAAGGATTGATCAGGCCCATCACATAGGAGCTAACGCCTTTAATCGCCGGGCCGATGCCGCCGAACATATCTTTTAACTGACCGCCCTGCTGCATCAGCACCATGAACGGACTTTGCCCGGTAGACAGACCCACGACGATATCGGTCATCTGAGCAGGGATCATGCGCATCGCAAAAGCAGTTTGCTTTGCTGACATGCCAGTTTTGCCTAACTGCGCCTGCGTTTTTTCTAACTCGGTACGCATTTCACCGAGCGTGCCGGAAAGTTTTGTGTATGACTCAGGGGAAAGCAGCCCTGACGATTTCGCAGAGTCGAGCTGCTTTTGCTGCTCCGCGAGTCGGCGAAATCCCTCGCCAACTGGATCAAGCTGAGCGACCAGGCGTTGCAATGCCGCGCGCTGCTCATCATGAGCTTTCGCCGCCTCTCTCTCAGCCTGTGCTTCTCCGGTGACTTCCCGACGAGTTTCCTGCAATTTTTTACTGTAGGCATCGAACTGCGAAGTGTTGAGCTTTCCGGCTGAGAGCGCAGCGTTAAGATCTTCTTGCTGTTGGTCAAGATTTCTCAGGGCAGCAGTTAGCGGATCAATTTTATCCAGCATGCGCTGGAAGGCTTGTGCCTGCGCCTCTTGCTGCGCGGCTGCTAATTTACCTGCTTTTTCCGCTTCACGCTGAGCCTGAGCTACTCCACTCAACTCTTCTGTGGTTTCGTTGAGTTTTCTCGACAGAAACTCAAACTCTTCCTTATCAATTAACCCTTTGTCGAAATATTTTTTTAATTCGGTAAAGCGGCGTCCAACGGTGTTAATGGCTGCACCAACAGGATCGATAGCGGCGCGAAGTTTACTCATCGCCTCCTTTTCTTCCTCGGTGGCTTTAGTCACCTTCCCGGCACTGGCCGCAGCCTTCATGCCCCATTCAGTCAGACCACTGAGGGATGTCGTCAGATTTTCTGCGTTTTTCTCAGCGCCGGTGCTGTCAATAATGATGGCGAGGCGGGATGTCTGTTCTGCCATTGCGATCTCCGGGCATAAAAATACCCGGACATGCCGGGCTTATTGTTTCTGTTTGCCGTGTTTTTTCTGTTCCTGCGCCCACTGCTCACGCCATGCGTCATCAAGGGCAAATATCGCCGCGTCAAATTCATCACGATCAATGAGGACGGGACGTGCAGAAAGAAAGCGCTCAATATCATGAAGCGAGATCGGCAGCGGCGCACCAGCCATCCCGGCATACAGCCGGGAGCGGGAAATAACGGAGTAAGCGTTGAGGATTTCCCCTGTAACACCGTCAATTTCAGGTTCGGGAATTGGCGGGAGTTTTAATTTCTCCCTTCGCCACTTTGCCTTTTCGCCCTGCTCCCCGCCGAATTCACTCAGCCACTTTTGCGCTTCGATGGCTTTTTTACGGTTTCCTGCTTTTGCTGCTCTTTGCCCTGGGCGATGTTTGCTGCTTCAGCGAGGATTTGCCAGTACAGCTCAGGGTGCTGTTTCAACATGGCCGCCCCGCGCTCTGGCGTGTAATCGATGGCAACCTCCTTGCCTTCCACCAGCTCGCCGACACCTTCCCAGCCTTTCAGAAGGAAACGTGCGCAGTTGTCGATAAGTAAATCATCAATCGAGTCGATTTCGCCGACGCTCGCAAGGTCGAAATCATTGGTGCCAACCTGATAGCTGGCGTCCATCTTATCGATGTGGCGGCGCACCAGGGCGTTACGTGAGCGGAACTGCGGATTCTCGCTGCTGGTCACTAGCAGACGCAGTCCCTTCATCGGTGAGAACCAGCGCTCGCTGCCAACATCAACTCGTGGGGTTAGGATAATCATTCGAAACTCCTGCATGAAAAAAGCCCGCGCCGCCATGCAGAGCGGAACGGGCAAGGGAAATTTTATGGTTCAGTTACGGTAATGGTTGCCGTATCGGTAAAAGTGCGTGCCTTAGCGGTGATGGTTGCCGTTCCGGCCGCCACACCAGTAACGACGCCTGACGCACTAACTGTTGCCACTTCAGGATCTGATGACTCCCACGTAACAGTATCCGTGGCGCCGGCGGGAGCCAGCGTTGCAGTGAGGCTGGTTGTATCGCCAACATCAACGGAAGCTGTTTCCGGGGTTACCGTGATGCCGGTTGCCGGAATGGTAACGGCGCGGGTAATGGTCGGTGACTCGTCGGCCGCAGTGATATCCAGTTGAACCTGGATAATGTCGGTATTGCCGCCATCCGGCCAGTCGCCAGCGACCTGCACTTTCGGGAAGTTAAACGTATACTGCCCTTCGTCGTTCGCCAGGGTGAAGCTAAACGGCACCGTCGCGCCAGTAAGCGTTTTGCTCCAGACCTCCCACGCAGCTTTAGACCAGGAGAGTGTGATCGAACCTGACGGCGTAAAGGTAGTCGGGATATTAGCCCCGGCATACGGTGAACCGGTGCCAATACAGCGCTGCGTCTGGACGTTGTTGTCGAACTGGATGTTGAAGGTATCAATACAGAAGCCATCACCACCGTCAATTCCGTTCAGGTTGATTGCGGTGACCTCTTTGAACGAGTAACGCAGTTCGCCAGCGTTATCGGCAGGTGTACCTTCGATATGGCTCGTATCGTCCGCTTTCGAATCCCAGCCCAGTCCGGCGAAAGTGATCGTCGCGGTAACGTCACCGTCGTTAGGAACTTCCAACTGGAACACGCTTACCTGCGCGCCACGAACGACAGAGGCAATACCAACATCCGAAGCGTATGTCGCAAGTGAGAAAGAAATGCGGTCATTCCCCATCGTCAGCACATTGCCTGCCCACTCCGCGCCAAAACACGAAGCCAGGAATTCATCATGCTGGCCGTAGCGGAATTTTGCCCCGACATCGCCGCCAACATCGACCGTTCCCAGCGTAGCGCCCTGCGCCATTCTGGTGCCGCCGATCTCGTCGTTGTCGTTGGTGTTCTGGGAAGGGCCAACGCCCCAACTTGTGCGTTTTAAAAGGTTCCACGGAATACCCGTTGGGGTAACGCCGGGAGTGGTTTCGCGTATAAACGCTGACAGGATTTTCGCGCCCGATGACATTTTTTAACCTCTATGTATATTTAGCCGATATACCGGCGTGGTGATATAATTGGCAGGCGGCTAGGTTGATCCCCGAAAAGCCGGATTCATCACCCGGCCTGCCGCATCCATTCAGTGATGAGAACTCTTTGATGGGGAGTTGCTATGAAAGAAATTTGGAAACCATTCCCCGATGAGCGACTTATCGGCGCTTATGAGGTGTCAAATTTTGGAAGAATCAGATCCTTGGACAGAACTATTGTTAATTCAAATGGAGTATCACGGCTTTATAAGGGCGTCACACTAAAGCAAGTGATAGATAAACACGGGTATTATCGAGTCACACCAAAACTTAGAGATCCTCGCCGCTCGTTAAACTTCATCGTTTCGCGTGTTGTAGCGGAGGCATTTTGTAAAAAACCTGACGGTTGCGATGTGGTTAATCACATTGATGGAAACAAACTAAATAACCATTCTGATAACCTTGAATGGACAACCGTTAAAGGTAATACGCAGCATTCTTATGCCAACGGACTTCAAAAGGGACGTAAAGGCACCGAACACCATATGTGCAAACTTAATGACAATGATGTGATTGACATTATTCGACGTTTGTCCACTTGCCAGAAGCATGGCGATATCGCTAAAGATTACGGCGTATCATCGGCTGAAATTGCTCAGATAAACTCAGGAAAACACTGGTCCCATATAAAAATTGACGGACTGACACCACCATATAGCCCGGGAGCTTTCGGCAAACTATCTCGCCATGACGTTGCCAATATAATAAGAAAACTCGTCGGCGGACAAACGCAAACATCTATCGCCAAGGAGTATGGCGTCACCAGCCCAACGATAAACAGCATCAGTATCGGCAAAGCATGGTCTGACGTTAAAGTCCCTGTCTGTGAGCCTCCATATGGCAGAATAAGAAAGCTAAACGGGAAGCTCACAGCGCCCTACAGAGCGCGGTAAGGAATTTGTAGATTGAGCTGAGACCAGCCATCTGTTTCACCAGCAGGAACAGCGGAAACGGCGAAATAACTGAGTTTTCCATCATCCTGGAATTCGAAAAGCTCGCGGAGTTTGTCTGCTGTTTGAGTGATAAGCAGAGAGCCAGAACCAACAGGGACGAAGATCTGAATAATCAATACCCCGGTGCGTTGAACGACGGGTCCTGCACCGATTTCATTTGCTCCGGCCATGCCTGAAATGTTGGTGAAACGAGCCCAGATATCACGACCACTTGGATCAAATACGGGTCCGTTTGGATAATCCACGGCATTAGAGGTAATAGCCGTCTGCGCCGTCATGCGAGCAATGACAGCGTTACGAATTTCTGTGAAGGTCATTTGTAGGCCTGTGTTACACCGTGGAATGAGACAGCGTAGATACCCGCCGGAGCTTGCTGCGAGTGACCATTCTCCAGAGGTTCCGCGTATGGGAGGTTATTCTGAATGTAGATGACTGAATAAGGTTTTCCCTGCGCGATAACAGCGCTGCCTTGCTGCAAAGTCGCCGATCCATTTTTATCTGTTGTATCGGTGGTGCCGTATTCAGGAGAGCCGATACTCACCTGATTATTCGCACGGAAACGCCCGGTATCGACCGGAGAGCGAGAGACAATTTCATTCAGCAACTGAAGCGAGATAAAACGCAATTTTTTACCAACGTCTTCCTCAACCTGATTCATAAAAACAGAGGGGTCGATACTCCACCCGTTCGCCATGTCACGCCCTCCGCAACTGAATGGAATATGTTGCTTTCGCCGGATCGGTTCCTGCCGTAATGACCTTGTAGCGCTGCTGTTCGCCGGTAATCAGGTCTGGTGCAGTGATGATGTGATCGACTTTCGGTTCGTCGGTAACTTCATTTGTCAGCGCGGTTAATTTCAGGTCGCCGTGCAGGATATTGACGCCATCAATGCGGTTGAGGCTGTATTTCGACAGAACGCCACGGCCGGTATAGGTCACTGTGGTTTCGCCCCCAGTTTCAGTTACCGGGTCCCATCCCGTTTGAATGACGAAAGAGCCAGTGAAATCGTTAACCGCATCCGCCAGTTTTGTATCAAAGGCTTTTGCGACCTTCGTCTGTAATTTTTCACGAATTCCCATGAATCAGCCTCAACCACTCAGCGATAATCGCTCTGACCACCTGGTCCCTGTCAGCAATGTCATCTGGCGACATTTTCCCATCAGCGATCGCTCGCATAAGGGATACCGGAATGACATGCACATTGCCGTCAGAGGTCTGTAGGCAAACATGCGGCTTGCGCGATTCGATTTTGACTACTTCGCCCATATCACGCCCTCACAAAGTACGTTTGAAAAGGACTCAGCCGCCACGGGCCCAGCAATGCCAGCGCCAGTTGAAGATCAGGATCAAGAAGTGATGAGCTGTCTACCGATAATTCAGCATACGATTCGGATACGCTCACCCCATCCGCTGTAACTGACTCACTCGTAACGACGCCAGAACTGGTTTTCTGTTGGTAAAGGTTTCCGGCAGCCGCGACGGAAGCTGCGTATGCGCCAGCCTGTTTTACATCATCAGGAATATTATTGAGGTCGATATCCTGAAGATTGAGGCCTGTCATCCAGGCATTAGCCATCAGAACCGCTTTTGCCTTTTTATCTGGAACGGTCCAGTTTTCGCCAAGCAACTGGTCAACATCGGCAACGGTTATATAAGTTGTCATTGAGATAATCTCCACGCCCGGCGGCGTTCTGTACGCGGTGTTCTGTCTGGATGACGCTCTACCGGTTCACCGTCGGCATGATCAACCAGCGAATAGCACGGGTAAATCACCTCGCCGCCATATGCATCACCAACGGCATAATCAGCAGGCTTACGGATATCCCATCGCGACAGCACCCGTTCAATGTGATGTGGCGGCACGCTATAACAGACGCCGTGAATCAGTCGTGGCAGCGTGATGTAATCAGCCCGCGCTTTATCGGCCACTATCAGTCGTTCGGCTACCTGCATCTGGTACTGAGGTGGGCGGCCGGTGCCGAGATAAAAGCTCAGCATGTCGTCGGGGAAGCGATTGAGCCAGTCGAATACCAGATCGGTAAATCCAGTTACGGGTAGCGCATCATCTTCCAGAACCACTACACGGCTGGACCGGCAGGCCGCCCACTCAAGCGCGCGGCGATGATTCCAGTTCGCTCCGTGGTTATCTGGGTCGATCATGACGTGAGCAGTTGGTCCGATTTGGTAAGCCAGTGCTCGCGCCTGAGGTTCTCTTGAGTGATGCCCGATAACCACAAACTTTATTTTTTCATCCACCAGCGAATCTCCAATAAAAAAGCCGCACGATGGCGGCTACTGTCTGCATATCAGGATTTTCAACAAATTAAAGTGCAGATAGGCTGAAGGCTCATTAATACAAGGAGTAAATATGTCTGGACTTATCAACCCTCAAAATGCCCCAGAAGAATCAGCTTATGCATTACTGATTGAAATGATTAGAGCCCAAAGAGTTCCTGTTTATTCAGGAGGAGATATATCTAATCTCCTCTCAATGTATGACCAGGCTGTTCAGCACTTCCAAAAGAGTAGCGATGACGATAATTAAAGATTTTCTTACTTTTTGTTAAACGTTTCACGGATTGAATTTGCCATTAATCAGCACCTTCAATCCGTGTCTCGCTTTGAACTTCTCTCCACTATTTATGGCGCCACCAGGCGTACTCCTTGCCGATACCTTCAGACTTAAACACTGTGTGGATGCGCGGGCCGGTTACTATCCGATCACCGAAAGATTTCGCCACGATACCGAACGCCAGCATGTCACCCACTGCGGCACCAGCCTGTTCTTTCTTCCAGAACCGATAGCTTTCGAGGCGGTAGTAAAGGCGGATGATGCTGTGAGCGAACGCCATTACATCTGCGCGTGTACCGCCCAGCAGCCCGGCGTTAAGCATCACATCGTTGCGGTGCTGTTCGATAAACTCCTGATAGATGCGCTCAGGATGATTTTGCTTAGCCCATAAATCAGCGTAGGTTTTCGGCTCCGAGCCAACGTAGAGTTTTCCGGCCTCCATCTCTTCCCACGGCGCGCAAAGCATTTCGACATCAGTACCATCGGTGCACCAGACGAACCGGTATTCAGGATGATCACGCAGGTGCTGCCAGATATGCAGCCAGCGCCGGAAATAGACGTTCATTGCGACATCAGGAACTGTCACCAGTTGAGCGCCATCAGGAGCGGATGTTAGCTGGTCGGCCAACACTACGGTATCGGCACCCCGGATTGATTTAACCCAGGTGGTTAGCATGTCAGGCGAGGCCGTCATTTTCGTGCCGCGCTGCGGGTCAGGCTGGCTGGTGAGCAATGTTGTGATTACCACGTCGCGCTGCTGCCGGTACTCAACGTAACCGGTAAACCCGGTATCACGCCGTTCGTTGTGGATTTTCACGTTACGTTCCACCAGCGCTTTCCGGTCTGCCGTTGGTACTGAACGGTCTACGGCTTCATGCTCATCGAGCGAATGAATCAACTTATCTGAGCCGGTGACATCGGCATAAGCCCACGTCGTCAGCCCGGCGTTATGGATGCGCAGGGCAAGGTCGCTGTGTTCGTACATGCCGCGCCCGTAAATCCAGTCAAAGCCACCGACACGCTCGATAGCGCTGCGGTGGTAATACAGCATCACGCCGCGCTGCCCGGTGTACGCCACATGCTTATCGTCGCTATAAAGCACAGCGAGATCATTAAGCTTGCGCGGCCCGGCAAGATCCAGGAACTGATACGCAAGATGTGGCTCAGGCGATTCGATATACGGAAGATGCCAGCCATCAGCGATCGGCCATGCGTCATCGTCCCACAAGAAGAGATGCTCGCACCCGGCATCCATCAGCGCCGTAAGACTGGCGTTCTTCGAAGCAACAATACCGAGTGATGTTTCCTGGCGAACCAGTTGCACACCAGCAGGAACTACGGCAGCAGGTTTTGACCCGTCGTCTACAACGACCACCAGCGCACCGGCTGGCAGATGTTTCATGTGCTGCTCAAGGGCTCGCTTTAATACCTCGGGGCGATTGTGTGTAGTAATTACAATACCTGTTAGTGACTTACTCTGACTGGCCGGAACGTACTTAACTCCACCAACAATGACATCCATTGCTTATGCCTTCTCGTCAAGGTCAATGGTGATTTGATTTTCGGCGTGGTCTTTATTGAGGTTAAAAACTACGGTGACCGTTGGTAAGGAAGCTGTTTCGGTGTTAATGCTGGTAGAGGCCTGTCCATCCAGTAGCTGACCATCCACGGCAATACCGTAACCAAGGAAATGGTCTCCACGGTATAACTTCGCTATCTGGTATTTCATCTGCGTTTCCTTTTAAAAAGTGAGCCTGTCCACCAGAACGCAGCCCGAGAGAGGTCGCCACCTGTGCGGCGTTCTCAGGCTCACTTTCTGAAAGACTCTCGTTTGTCAGGCGCGGTGGGCGCGCAATAAAAAAGGGGCCGAAGCCCCTGGTGATTAGCTGCCTCCGCCGAGCTGAATCAACACCCCCGCAGTGGATTTGTTGCTGGTGAAGTGCTTCTTCCAGTTCCCCTGCGTGCCAATGGCAGTAAGGTCCGGGTTTTCGCCTTTGGTGGTGTCCCAGCTGTACCCAAGCAGTTCGACGTTCACCGTACCTTCGGCACGATAGCCGATCGCGAGGTTTTCCTGGTCGTTGATGTTATAGGAGCGGAACCCCGGCGCCTGAGACTCAGTTACTGATACAGCACCGGCCACCAGCCCCAGAATTGCATCAACAGGCATCGTATCGGTCACCAAAACCGGTTTACCCAGGGTGCCTGGCTGACCACCGTACACGACCACGCCCGCTTCTTCGTAGATTTTGTTGTCGATAGCCTGATCAACAATATCGAAGTAGGTAGTGGAGTGCATTACGAACAGAGAAACACGGTTGAATTTATCGCCGTAGGTGCGCAGACCACGGGTCAGTGTTTTCTTGCCATCAGTGGCAATGTCCGCAGTCACGACCATATCAGCGTTAGCGCCAATAGCAGCAATTAGCCCCTGAAGTGCGTATTTGATGTAGCCTTCCAGCGTGGCATCAGCCACATCGACACCGATCACCTCAGAAAACTCGCTCACATCACGCCCGCGACGTTTGAACGCTTCTTCCGTGGTTTCGTACGGGCCATATTTCCACGGCGCTTTTACGCTGACGGACTCGCCCGCACCGATTTTTTTACCCGTTACCGGGTCAGTAGAGTTAACGTCACGCGCTTCAATAGAACCGCCGACTTTATAGAAAGCGCGCTTACGGAAATCACCTTCGATCAGTTCGTTATCGAGAATGATTGCACCATTAGACGCCTGGTTAAAAACATCCAGATTATCCTGACGGCGCTCCAGAAATGCAGTTTGCGCGAGATCGTCATAAATAATCAGATCAGTATTAACGGTCGTAGCCATTGTTGTTCCCTACTTTGGTAACCTGAGGAAGGCCTGTTGTCCGTGTTTACGGATGTAGGCTGTTTTATCGGCCGATGTCATTTCAGAGCGTTTCAGAGCGCCGCTCCCCTGCTGCTTATGACCACCTGCATCCGTGCCTTCAGCGCGGGGAAACAGGTGCGGCGCGGACTCTTTCAGGGATTCCGCCCACTCAGCAGGGCTTAACGGGGTCTTGCCGTCTTTGCCGAACAGAACATCACCGTTTGCATCAACAGCTACGGCCTCGCCTTCGTCGTTGAGCTGGAATGTGCCTTTGGCACGAAGGATCAGGTCGTCAGACGCTTCAGGAAGTGCGCCGACGGTTGCAGCCGCCGCGCGAATTGCATCAGCCAGCACCCGATCCCGGAATTTATTCGAGAACGCTTCAGCTTTATCCGCACGCTCGTTAGCGGCCTTGATTTGCTTATCAACGTCAGCGCGTAAACGTTCAGTACGTTTGTTCAGCACCTCATCAATTTTTCCATCGGCGATCAGCTTTGCTTCTTCGTCGTCGGAAAAACGTTGCAGAATGCTGCGAACAGCGTCCGGGTCGATACCATCAAAACGTTTGAGGGACTCGTTTGACTCTCTGAGCTTTCCGAGCAGTTCAGTATTTTTGTTTTTCAGCCCTGACACCTGAGCCGATACCTGCTCATCAATCAGCTTCTGAATTTCCGGCGTAATTTCTGGTGCGTCATCGCCACCACCGCCAGAGTTATCTTCTTCACCAGCCGGTGCGTAATATTTGATGAGCATGTTACGAATAAGCATGTTGTCCCCTTGGGATATTCAGTGTGGGCCTGGCCCAATAAAAAAGGCCACCCGGAGGCAGCCTGTTGTGAATTTGATTGAAGATAAGGAGTGGTTTCGTTAACTCAGTGCGAATCGTTAACGCATCCGTCTTTTAAACCAGCACGGTATCCTCGCCGAAATATAGAGAGTTGCTTCTCTTGCGCGAAGTGCGCATGCCCGCTTTTTACCGTTAGTATTTCCCAGCACAATTTCAGCCGGTTAATTAATGTTAGCTTCATAAACCTGCCTCTCTGAACGCCTGCGCGTCACGTTCACGCAACTGCGCCAGCGTCAGCCATTCGCCCTTGTCTGTGTAGAACTCATCCGGCGACATACCGCCATCACGAATCAACCGGGCACGTTTCTCGCCAACGATTTGCTTCTGTCGGTCAAACGGCTGTCGGGAGAACCATTCCTGATAGTTGGTATCGCCGGGCACTACACCATCCATGCTGGCGCGTTCCGCTGGCGGGATATCGCGAACATCGATACCCAACTCTTTCGCCGATTTGAGGATGAAGGTTTCAGTAGAGCGGCAGCAAAAGTGAATCTTGCCCGGTCCTTGCAAATACGGGATTTTGTGACCGATTGGCTTATTATCCAGCGTGTACTTCAGACGGTCGCGAATACTGCATATATGCGTCGTTCTGTTGTCCAGGGTGGAAAGCCACTGCTTACCCTTCATCAGGTCGTTATTGGCGTCAGCGAAGCTGCTACGCGCCGTCGCCGCAAGATGGCCCACCGCTGTTTTCGCGATACTTGCAGCGTTAGCGCGGCTCATTTGCAGCGCGCCGTCCTGGTATCCACGATTAGCGTGGCCGCGAACCCTGCGCGCTATCTGCTCTGTCGTATCGCCCAGCAAAAAGCCCTGTCGCACTGTATTGCTGATACGGTTTAGGCGATCCGCTTCGAGGTTTGACGCCCATTCGCTGAGCAATCGTCCCTGAAATGGTTTCGCCATCGCCGCCGCGTAAACCGCGTCAGGAGAGATACCCACCAGAGGATGAACGTTGGTCACAAAATCAGGCAGCAGGGAATCAAACAGGCTCAACTGATAACCAGCCTCATGCTGAGCCAGGTCATTCAGTTCAGTGGACAACCCTTGCAGCATTGACTGTATCGCCTGATGGTTCACTGCCCTGACACTGGCGAGTAATGCCTGAAGGCGCGTTACAGTGAAACTGTCTGCATCAAGGCCATCCATCGCCACCAGCAGTCGCGCCGTCAGCTCCGCATCGCTATCGTTAAGGATTTTCACCATCCGGTTAGCAACGCCGGTACTGTAACGACTTATCCAGATAGCGTGGGCGATTGATTCATCACGCAGTTGCTCGTTAACCGTCGCCATTACCGCCTCCAATCAGCATTGGCTCCTGATTGCGGATTGTGTCAATCACATCTTCAACGCTGTCAGCGGGGTCTATGATGTCCAGTTTCTGCAACGCGCGTACCATGTCGGAATCACGAATCGCGCCGGACTGCCATGCTGCAACGATAGCCGTTACTATCCCGGACTCAGCCACTCTGGCGATGAATTCCTGACTGATAACAAAGGTCGGTGTTTCATTTTTCACACCAAGATAGCGCGCGCACCACGCGAGAACCCGGCCATAGGCTTCGGTGACGTTCGCTGCGCAGATACCCAGAACAGAAGTCGATGATGTCTGCTCTCCAGTAGCCTGCGTGGCTGTTTTGACCGCAGAATTCTGCTCAATTAACCGGGCTCCGAGCTGCACCATATAATCACGCTTGCTGTCCATTGCCTCTTTAGCGAGAGTATTGGCTTCCGCCTGCGCATATTTAAAATTGGCGTCTTTTGGCAACAAGAATGGCGTTCTGGAGCCAACTTTAATGCCAGCCTTTTGCAACCAGTCTCGCCAGGTTGTATCAAGACCAGTAATAACCGGCTGCACCTGACCGCAGAAAAATACACTGTCCTCATAGTCAGCAGAATTCCGGTAATGCCCCAGATTGATTTCTGTCAGCGCAGCGAGAGGAGATTCATCAATCGTCGGGTCATTATTTTGCGCACCAACAAAGGTGAACGGGATTTCATTCCAGTAGTTTTCCCCTTTGGGTTTAGGCCAGTATTCGGAATCGATTTCATACGCCCCAGATTGCGTATCACCAGACCTGCGCCAGACGCGGCAAACGAACTTCCCCTCCTCCAGCGCCAGTTCACGATACTGGATGCGTTCCTGAAATCCGTAACCGTCAGGCTCTTCAATGCACTCCCGCAGCACCACCAGCACTAGCTGATCTTGTCCGTTAATCCTTTCCGTGCGCCAGTTGATGATGTTCTCTGCCAGATAGCGGAGAATAATGGCTTCATCACTGGCGCTGGCGTAATCAACGTAAAGCCCGTCACGGGCCGCCTCAAGAACATTTTCAAGCACCTGCTGCGCCTGCTGGTAGATACTTGTCCCGGCACCATCAGCATTGTTCTGAACGTAGGTGAGTTTTTCCGGTGCGGTCAGAGTCGGGTCTTTGCGAAAGGCAAGGCCCATCAGGCCGATTTTCGTATTTCCCGTTACCGCATAGAAAACTGCTCTTTCAATGTACGCCTCGTTGCGTTTTTTGTTCCGTGATGATTTATCGGAGGGATCGAGATACGGGAGATACGCGTTCCCGTCAGCCTTAACGGCGTCCGCCCCCTTACAAACATCGCGAATTTTTTTCCACACGGGCAACGCCGCCCTGACCTCAGGGCGAACAAATGTAATGTCGTTATTAGCCATCAGAATGTTGTGTCCAGTGAGATGGAGAAAGCAGGCCTGACGATTGGGAACTGTTTCACAATGAAATACCCAGCACCGTCATTGGGGTGATCGTTGTCGCTCTTTTTGTCTGGTTCGCCGTTTTTATCCCATACCTGCTGCTCAAGGCAGTCGGCATATACCGGGCAGCGTTTCACGTTCACTTTGTAACGCCGCTCGCCGTTACCGTTACAGAACATAGCATTCATGGAGTTGATACGGTCTTTAACTGGCGGGTTTGCTTCATCCACAATGACATTGAATCCCGCCTGCCGAAGCTGCTCAATATCGGTCTTGCTGGCGTTATTGGATTTTCTAGAGTCACCGGAGGCATCCGGGTAAATATAAATTTCCCGCACCTTACGATAGTCACCACCGTCATACAGCCAAAACCGCTCTTTAATGATGCGAATCATATCCGGCGTATCATAAGCGTTGATAATTTCTGTCACCGCATGTGGTAAACCAAGCCGAAGAACGTGGACGATCCCGGCCATCTTCCCGACGTTAAAATCCATCCCGATATACAACGGATCTCCTGGCTGCTCTTCTTCAGTGGAATTATTGAGAGTCCGGTCAAACTGATGATAAATCGTGCCGCTGGTCAGGTTAGTGAACTGGCCGCGCAGATATGCCTTGATCAGTTCCGGCGGATAACTCGCCAGGAGCGAAGGAATATAGTCATCCGGCAGGTTCTTTTCGTTATCGAAGGTAGAAGCCTGAACAAGGCCGTACAGGGTCGCAAGTTCTGGCTTTTCACGTACCGCCTTCACGAACTGCTGATAGACGAACTTAAACCCTTCAGGCGTCGTGGTGACGTCTATTCCGTTACGCAGACCAGGCACTTTGTAACGCATACGAGCAATAATTTTTCGCCAAGCCAATTGCGCCTTTTTGGCGACCATGACATCCAGTTCATCAATCAGCGCATTACCTATTTTGAAACCAACGATGGTCTGTGGCTTTTCCATTGAACGGCAAATCGTCGTTCCTCGATACTGGCGCCCGGCGTAGAAATGAACCTCTTTATTACCCTCGTTGATTTTGACGTTCAGCCCCCAGTCATGGGCTACTTCCTCAACTGTGGGATAAAAAATGTCACGAATTTGCGGGTACGTCGGCGCAAAGTAGCCCTGGTTGATTTTTGGGTGTTCCCACATCCCCTTACAGATGCCGCCACAACCAACCCACGTTTTACCGGAACCGAATCCGGCTACGTAGGCTTTAAACTTATGCGGCATCGCCAGAAATTGTGCCTGAGGGATATTAAGCGTCGGAGCTATCATCGTCATCACTCCTTACGCGCGCATCGACTATGTTAATAGCGATAGCAACCGGCAACGGCTCTTCATCTTCTGGATCGGCGGCCAGTTCTTTCCGTAGTTTATCCACTTCAAGCTGGCGCCGCTCGATTTCAATCTGTTGAAGTCGCTGCGCAAATTCACTGTCCGCCAGGCCGAGGCGCTTCATTACGGCTTCAAACACCCGTTCGCGGCTTATCGCGGTAATTTCAACGCCGTGCTTGCCGAGCTTAACGCCGGAATATGCCAGCGCTGCCGTAGTGGGCAACTTGCGGGTATCAGCAAAAAATGGCTGGCCTATCCCATCGCCATTGCAGCGTGGACATTCCGGGTTTGGTTCCTGCGTATGGTCATATCCATATCCGCCCACGTCCTCAGGCTGGCGCCGTTTGCGTTCAATCGCTTCAAGTCGCTTCTCTTCATACTCAACAGCATCTCGCCACTGGTACTGATGGCCGAAGCCCCAGCAGTAGCGGCAACATCCACGACGATATTGCGAAAGCTGGTTTGCGTCGAAAGTGGCGAGTTGCCACATCTGCGCAAGTACCTCGTCTGCGCTGCCAAGTGTGCGCATTAACGATTCTTTCTGCTGCTGCGCAATGACCCGCGCAACTGAAGTTTTCTGAAGCAGTTGATAACCAATTTGTTCAGCAGTCTTCTTGCTGTACCCGGCGCGAATGGCGGCCTGCGTGGCATTGTTGTCCTTCAGGTATTCCGCGACAAATAAACGCTGTTGGGCAGTAAGACCGTCATCATCCACCAACTCTTTTGCGCATTTTTCCTTTTGCGCAGTGCGCAGTTTTTTCTGCGCAGGTTTTTGCGCAGTTGGTCTTTTTATGTATCGGCGGGCTGTTGCGTAATTCAGTCCCTGCGCTTCACACCAATCCTTCGGTGATACGCCGGTAGCGGCATTGTCGGACAGGAACCGTTGCTGAAGCTCGCCCCAGTCCGGTTTTGCCATTGTTTTACTCCGTTATTTTGATTCGATGGTCGCCATAAAGTGAAATACGCTTAAGCTTTCTCAGTGAATTGACGATAATGATTCCAGTGGCTGATAGAAAAGGAAGAACAATGATTAGATGTGTAACTCCCGCCTATAAAAAAATCTGGAATATTTGCGAAAATTCAGATCAAAGCGATAAGGCAGTGATTCTTATCGTTAACAGTGCTTGGGCAAAAGAAGTTGCCTTGGCTCAATTCAAAGAGGATGGGTACGACCCAATAAGCACCAAGCTGACTTCTATCAGAGAATGGATGACGCACGGCGGAGAGCTAAACCCATCGATAATGCACATTTCTCGCGATGGCATAACAAGGTTTGACGAAGGTAGAACTCGCGCGATCGTGGCTGACGAAAAAGGCTACCATGACTATCCGATCGCAACCACTTACCGCCACGCTATGAATCTCAAGGAGCACTGGGGCTCAGTATCGAGTGCAAAAAAGGTGTTTGATTTTACTGAGTGCTGGGATCGTATAGATAACGCGATAATCTTAGGAAATCCATAAATACTGGCATATGCGTTAAACGTATATGCACGTTTAAACCGATGAGGTACTCGCAACAGCACATTTCCAGCTTGTCTGTGAGTACCAGTGTTTATCTCATTAAAGGGAATAAATATGAGCATGCCGCAACCAATAGCTAACATGCTTTTGTTGCAGATGATGACCCAGCCAAAAGACATCAAACTTGCTGCAATCTATGCGTTAGGCGAAGGTAGATGCCAAGCGGATAACATTACCCAGGAACTACACAAATTAAGCCAAAGTGATGATATAGAGATTAGAATCGCAGCCATTAAGGCACTTGGTCGGTTATATCGATAAATACTGTGATTTCGCCATTACGATGGGTCTGCCCATGGTGATGGCAATAAAAAGCCTCGCGAATTCGAGGCCTGTCCCCTTAAAACCAGTTTGAATTAGTCATCATCCCTACGTAGATGAATTGAAACTGACTCCCCGCCACCGATAAATCCGCCATAATGGTCGAATGTTCCTTCGTGTTCCAATATAGCAACCACGGCGGCCGTCTCAGTGTTATTCATCCCGAGCTCATCTGCGATCTCTTGTTTTATCTCCGTCAAATCAACGACTTTCTTGCCAATGTTTTCTAACCGATTAATCATCCCACTCCAATCATCGTTAGAAATCTCAATGATTTCCGCATTAGCATTCATACCGACGGTAGGATCAATAACTACCCCATCGCTATTCCTTTTGTACTGAAAAATACCGGCCTGACCACCTTGGTAACCGCCTAATGTTTGTAATACTTTCATGTGCATCCATCTCCATACAGTAAGAATGGAAATATAATCGGCACACAAGTAGAAGATCTTTAATTTATAAACTCATTGCTTGCTTCTTATGGCAGTTCGCCTGCCACGTTTTGTTATGCGCCAGGATGTCGCGCTTCGTCTGCTTGTCCAGCACATCCCAGTCGTGAGCCGTGCCGTAGATGGGCTTAACCCAATCGCAGGCCGTGTCCACTACCTCAATCCTTGCGGATCCAGTTGTCGCGCAGCTCGCGATCAACATCGTCGCCACGCATATGGTTAACAGTCTGCTGTACATTACTGGCCTCTTTCGTTACTTCCACCCGGCGCTCTGCTACCGCTACCGTTGCTGCGGCGTTCTCTTCGGTGCGCTGCTTGTCTGCTTTGGCTTCCGCTGTGCTGGTGCCGCGCGCATGGCCGAAACCAAAAGCGCCAGCGATAGCGGCAATCACCGCTGCGGCCAACCCGATAATCATTTCGATACCCATGCTCACCTCGCACCTGTGCGCCTGTCTATATAAACGCCCACGTATCCCGCCCCCCAGCGCGTATAAAACCACATTCGACGGCCTGTCGATGGTCGGGGAATATCCTGACGAACAACCTTGATTGAGAATAAACGCCACCATGACCAGTTTTGTGGGCCATGAGACGGCCTCAAATGCTTAGCAAAATGGGCCGTGGAAAACTCAAATTTCACCTTCATCTTTTCACGAATCCTCATACCAGCGCGGCTTTTGCCAGATTGAACCGACGACGGCGGTCATCAAGACCGGTTTTCGCGCCGTTGATGATGATCGTGATACGTTCCACATCACCGGAATACACAAGGCATCGGCTGGTGGCAAAGAACCACGCTGCGGAACGCGCTGCATTTTCATCTTGCTCCAGCAATTCCGGCTGCGTAACCAGATCCAGTTTTAGCGCCATGCCGCATTTGCGATAGTTGCTTAGCCCGGTGATTTGCTTCAGCCCGCGCCCGCGATATTTCCAGCCGTCACCAGCGACCTGATTGCCCAGGTTCTTTTTACCCCATTCACCACCGTAAACCAGATTGGCTATCGCTTTCTGATTAGCTGGTTGCGTTGCCGTTCTGCCGAGTGCGGCAGCCTGCTGTGCCGTGATACGGTGCTTGCCGAATACGGGAACAAGACGATCGGCTGCGTAGTTCAGGCTTTCCACCAGCTTTTCATACCCGCCGGACTCATGCCCCATCTGCGCTATGAACATGGACTGATCGAGCGGCGCAGTGATGCCGAATTCTTTCATTGCCGTGTCGATATGCGGAAACCAGCGCGCGGCCAGTCCGACGCTTATACCAGCCGCCAGCTGAAATTGTTGTTGATTCATTTGATTACCCCGATATTGAGGCAGGACAAAAAACTACTGACAAAGTGTGATGTAATAAATGCGAAACAGAGTTTGACTAAAGTCGATACTCCACCTCATTAGAACAACACCAGGCCTCGAACTTTCAGGGAAGCGGAGATGTCGCGCTTCCCTTTTTTATTTCTGAAGAATGTTGATTAAACGTGCCACGTTTCCCCGAGCCCAAAGCACGGCGGCGCAAATCAGGACATTAATGATGACCACCATCCAGTGTGATTCCTGGTAGAGGCCGAACAGATAGCGGAATGGGATGCTGGCATAAACCAGTACAGTGAAATAAGCGAGTAGAGAAACTATTGGGCGATGCCTGGCACCATCACGCTGGTAAAACATCAGAGCGAGAACGATGACCGCGCAAATACCAGCATTGATCATCGCTGAAGGATCACTTGTTACCATTGCTGGCCCCTCCTCCGCGCAATCTCGAAAGCATACTGAACAAGCTTCCCAAATCCTGACTGTTGATGAAGGTAAGAAGTTTGATAGCCAACGCAGCCACTGCCACAGCGCCGAGAGCATCAAGCGGCCTGTCACTGTAACCTGTCCACTTGGCAAGGTACGAACCAACAAGCCCTGCTCCGAGAACGCCAACAATAAACGACGTCACGAAATAGCAAACCAACTTTATCCTGCTGATGTTTGCTGCTGTCGCTACGTAGAACACGGCCCCTGCGAAAGCGCCAAACACCACGCCATAATCAATACCGGTTGCGATGCCAAAAACACTGGCACCCATAAGCCCACCAGCAGCAACCGTAGTGCCAGAAACAGGATCGGACATTTAGCCCCCTCTATTGCTGTGAGTCCTCTCAGTACGAGGGGAAAGAAAAAAAGCCGCCCCGAAGGCAGCCAATAACCAGATAAGTAATAATGTCTTTACATAAATTTCGCTTAAGGTTAAATTCTTCTCACAAGTTGATGAAGACAACTTGAATATTAGCTATTTGCTCTGTGTTTATGCCCGTACTCTGCGGGCTTTTTTTTTACAAAAAAAGACCTGCAAAAGCAGGCCGAAAGGTGAAGTATATAAGGTATTGTCATACCGAAATAAAGAGTAGCTATATAAACGGGAGCTTTAGTCTGCTGAGACTTACACCCAATTATGATTTATGTTCTATCACTTTCTGATTGCTCTCTATCGCTATTTTCTGAGGCTTCTCACTTTCAGGAATTTCCTGGTAAATATCCACCTGCAGAAGACCATTCTCCAGTTTTGCACCGCTCACTTTAGTGTGTTCAGGTAAAGAAAAGCTTAACTGGAAATCCGCGCGTCGGATACCACGATATATCCAGTTTTCTTTTTCTTCTGAAGATTCTTCGGCCCGCTTACCAGAGACAGTCAAGTTTCCACCCACGGTTTCAATTTCAAGCTCATCCTCCTTCCAGCCAGGAACGCTTACCGTAAGTTGATAACGATTCGAATCCTGTTTTTTGAGATCGTATGAAGGCGCAGCCGCTACAGGGGTATCCCCCGTTAACTGACTGAATAATCTGTCAATCCTGTTGAAGCGGTCTGAGAAAATGGAATCAGCAAATACCGGGAGTGCTGACAAGGTTCTGAGTGCCATAATTAACCTCCTGAATTCCTGTTCAAAAGCTCAACATAGAGGCAAGCATTGCTTGTCCGATAATTAAAATAATTCCTCTTACACAGTTTTCAAGATCTGCCAGGAAATTTTTTTTCACTCCGACCCGGGATGTACAACAGGTGAACCAGCACAGGCTCCCCATGCTTGCCAGACCCCGGATATGTGACCACAGCCAATAAAAAAGCCCCGGCAATAACCGAGGCTTACATTGTTGCCGGTTACCGCTCCGGCGCGATCAGCAAAAGCGATCGCGGTATCAGATTGTGGTCCTGCCTATGTGAGCTTTTGCGGACGGCTGGAACATGTAGGCTCCGCAACACTCCCCGCACTTTGTCTTATTGGCGTCGGGAATCCATAAAAGAAAACCCCGCCGAGGCGAGGTTTTTTAATTCTTGTAACGTCACAGGCGTAATAACCCACCGTTGGAATCAGGTTAGCCATTTTCCGTTAATTTTGCAATAGCTAAATTATGCTGGTCATCGGGTCACATTTCCCAGAACCTTTTCTGCATAGGATTCCTCAATATGGCAATGCTCCACCAGCCGATCGAAAAACTGTTTATAGTTGTACCGCCATACCATTTCCGTTATCCCCAGCGCTTTAAAAATCTCGGTATCTTTCAGGCGTGGGTAACCTCTTCCCTTACATCTCGGGCATTTTTTATAAACCGGCACGCCCTGCAACTCTGATTTTTTCTTATCGAGAATTTCTCCGCGCCCCCGGCAACGGCATTCGTTTTTCACATGGCCTTTACCCTCACATGTTTTACACAAGACGCGAACCTGCTCTCTTACATCCCGTCGCGTATACCATTCATCAGGGATAACGGCTCGCATGTCTTTCGCCCATTGTGGTGGCTTTACCCGTGGCGCGGTAACTTTATTGGTAAAGACTTCCGCATCAATAAATTTAGCGCCATGACAGCTACCGCACGTCACCAGGCTTGCAGCACTGAGGGAATAATCGCGGAAAACATACCGCACCAGAATACCGAGAAATTTTGATCGCTCCCCCTCGTCCATTTTTCGCAGCGATCCATGCCGTTCTGCGCGCTGCTCTGCCAGTTTCTTGATGTAGGCAATGATATTGTCTGAAGATAAAACCCCGGCTTTTGCCAGATACAATTCAATACCCACCGCTGCTTTTGCGGAAAGTAGCCCGAGGGATGCCATTACGTCAGTAATAGTCAGCGTATCTGCTGAAATACCGCATGGAACAGCGCCGGGCATCATGGATTTAGGCGAAAAATATTTTGGTAAGGACTCAAGCTTCATTTTGATGCTCCCGTTTTGCTTCAATGCGGATGTAATTGCGAAGGATGCGGTATGCCACCGGAAAAGATCCCCGGTAGCGATAAATACGGAGACGCAGCCAGCGCCAGCGAAGAGACTCAATAACCTCAGGCTTCATTTTGCCTCCTCGATGATGATCTGCCCTTTCTCACCCCAGATTTTGGTAACCCGGCCATCCCAGACGTGACTATCTTCATCAAACACTGCATCCAGCAGCGCCTTTTCCAGGTTGTCTTTGTCTGGCTTCTGCTGATGTGGCTGCCCGGCGTGTTGTGCGCGCTTCTTCTTGCTCCAGCTTCGAGGCATAGGGATAACAAACGTGATGTGATAACCGGCTTCCGGTAACTCGATGCCCAGCAGACGTACCTGCGCTTTGTATGACCAGTACGCTGCTGTCGCTGGCCGTTTGTGCCATCTGTCACGCTGAGTCATTCTGGGCTTGCCGATCGGCGTGATGTCGTAGACTGTCATGATTTAATGAGCCCCTCTTTCAGCCAGATAACCTGCGTTCGGGCCATACCTTCCAGCGCACACTCCTTTGCATATTCAGCATCAACCTGGTGAGTACGGCGGTCGATCTCGTCATGGCATGATGAGCATGCGATAGTCGCGATAAGGTCTGGCGGTTTGATGCCGGTGCCACATAACCCGGCGATACGGATATGGGCCAGAACAGATGTCTCAGGGTTGCCGTTGCATACCCCCGGAATACGCACCTGGCATTCCCGGCCACGCGCAGCTTTTCGAAGATTAGCCATGCTCACCCCCAGCCTTTTTGTCGGAAGGTTCTCGGCGTCCGCGCCGGACGTTCGCACTCTTGTAATTTCGCGCTGACTGTCCAGGTCAGGAAATCAGGATTGAGGCTCTTTTTGGCTCTGACACCGCGAGACTGATAATCGGCAATCAGGCGTTCTGCCTGCTCGGTGGTGCATTCCGTGTGGTGAAAATATGAATACTTCATCGCCATCACCCCGCAAAGCTCATGAGCTGGGCGGCGGCGTTCTCGACGTCATTCGCTGAACGGAATTTTCGACGCAGTATGTAGTTCCAGAGAACGTTGAGCACCGACTGATAGACGCCGTTAAATTCGGCATCATCCATGCTGGCGAAGGAAATGGATTTAGCCGTGCGCCGGCGGCTGCCATCGGGCATAATATATTCGTCGTAAAATCCCGCCTGAATAGTTGCCCACTCGCGGAAGGATTCGAAATGCTTCAGCAGTACGACTTCGCGGGAACGCACCAGTCCGACAGTATTCAGATACATATCAGCAGCGTTATGGAGCGCGTTACGTTGTGTCGGGTTTGATGACAGGAAATCAATATACCCGGAGATTAGCGACCGCTCTGATTCCTCAACAAGTCCGCCGGTTGGTGTCCAGTAGTGATAGCCAAGCGACAATAGCTTGAAGAATTTTTTGTGGAATGCGTAGTTGCGCGGCTTGCGGAACTCACCTGTGAGCAACTGTCCTGTTGGCAACAGTTGTAAAAATTCGCTGGTTCCGGGATCAACCGAAATCAGGGCGTTCTGGAAGGTCTTTTCAAAATACAGTGTTTGCGCCATGGTTGTTCACTCCGTGGCGCAGCAGGTTAACGGCTGTTCAGACCGTTGATTTCATATTATCAGAAGGTGGCGTTACCCGGTAGCCGAGACGGCGAATAAATTGCATAAAACCATTGGGAGTAAAGACTTCTTCATCATCCAGCAAAGGCCGCATGGAAACCATGCCATTGACGCGATAGATAAGATGCCTGCCCGACGAAGGAAAGCTAAACACCACGCAGCCGTCAGACCGTCTTACAATGTCATACCAGTTATCTTCTGACGTTTGCAAAGCTGAATCACTCACATTCTGTTCTCCCTTCGAGCGACATACAGACGCGGTTAAAAATTGTCGGCAGCAGCATCAAAGGGATACGCGTATTGCGGTATTCTGAAAAATGCGCGCCACCTTTAAGCGCAATCTCAGTAAAACCAGTCGTCAGCGCTTTCCCAAGTTTCCTGAAGGATCTTTTCGATTTGCTTTTTATCGTCCTTATCGCCACCGAAAACGCTCAGTCCATCTGATCCGGCGCGACGGATTATCAGGCTGCAATTCTCATACTGATTATTCAGTCGTTTAAGTAATTCTTTTTCCAGTGCTGGCACTGCACCATCAGGAAGTTTCTTTGTTCGATCAATAGTTAACTCAACTTTCATAGTGGCCTCCATTGCATATACTGTGTTTTTATACAGCATACCTATAAAACAAAATGATCAACGTTTTAAGAGCACGAATTGTTAAGTCATTGTCAGCAGGAAATAACAAAACCCGCCGAAGCGGGTTAACTTTGTGTCACTCATGAGGCTTGTCTCGCTGCGGCTCACGAGCGGAGCATTCGCGCACAAGTTGCGTTGCTAAGGCTACGGAGTTGAATGGCTCTCCATGCCCATTTAAGAAGGTATGCAGTGTGTCGTTGAACGTTATTTAAAACGCAGATAGAATCAGGAAAAACCTTAAAAATGGAATACTGTTTATGGCTAAGAAAACCGCATTGCTGGGCTTTTCTGCTCTTTTTGTTGCGAGTGTCGCTTTTGCTGAAACTACAAGTAACTGGGTTGAGGTTACCACAGCTGATGATGGTATTTTTTCAGCAAAAAAAGGCACTTTTAGAAGTGTAAAAGGTGATTCATCTGCCTTGTTCATGTATCAAACGAAAAATAAAAAAATAGAGTATTACAAAATTAGTATTAAAGATGCCGACTGTGATAGTGGATATGGAGAGTTAAAATTCTTCTATATGGATGGGAAGTTAGCTTTCAAAGGTGATTATGTTGCCGAAGGGAACAGCGTCGGCGCTGGTATTGGTGATTTTATGTGTGCCGTCAGAGGTGCTGCTAACTCACAAAAACGTTAAACAAGGGGCGATTGTTAAAACAATAGCCCCATAATTCATATCAGAATAATACTGATTCCGCCATTTATGGATAAAAGCCTCTACGCTACGGCGCTCATAGAGAAAGACTTTTGTGCTCTGCTGGTGATTTTGCCACTACGCTGCCTCCCGTCTCACGCACAATTCCGGCAAATTGGCGCGCACCAGCGCTTCAGCGAACGGTGGCGGGACTGCGTTGCCGCAGCGGGAAACCCTGCATGGTAGATTTCGCGCAGTTGAAACATTAGTAATGAAGTCTGTCACTTCATTACTGAAGAAGTAATGTAACTATCATATTTTAAATCTCTGAAAATAACTATACAATTCAATAAATTGAATTGCAGCATGACGGGAAACATGTATGATAAAATTTTTAATGTTGATTGTGGTGACATTAACCATTGCAGGTTGCGCCCCTCTTGCACCTACAGGCTGTCAGAAAAAAAATGCAATGGAATCATGCGAATATAAGAGTTCGGGTAAAGTGTTGGATAAGGATATATATGGATGGTATTCATCCAGAATAAAAAAAGCTTTGGACGCAGCACTTACAGAGCCCCATGCCTGGAATGGTAAAAAATGTAACGCTCATCTGGATTTCAAAGTCGATGGCACCCTGCAAAATTTTATCGTGAAAGGTGGTGACAAAGATTATTGCGCTGCATTGCAAAAAGCTTCTGAAAGAGCGACATTCCCGGCGTTTACCGATCGGAGAGTTTACTTTAATATGGGTTCCGCAAGATGGAACTTCGAAGGTCAGCCATGAAAACTATGGTGCGCCGGGAGATCCCCGGCGTTCTCAACCTGAGAAAAAAACATTTTCACTTCCGCTGGCCAGACCGTTTCCTCAACATCCACCAGCAGCAGATTTTCCAGTTCAATAATCCTGTTAGTGGTGTATTGCGAAAGTTGATCCATCACTTCACCTCCGACCATGCCCGCTTATTACATCTCGGGAAGCGTTCTAGCCTCCATATCCAAATCATCCACAGCATCTTATGAAATTCAGGTAGTGCCCGATAATCATCAGCACTCATCTCGAGGGCCTTGAGTCGCCACTCTGCCACCTTGACCACCCGCCATAACATCACTATGCAAAACAGAGTGCAAACAATAAGGAAACCGAAAAAAAGATAAGTAATCACCTCCCCCCTCCCAGCTACGGAGTTGTTTTTATGTGAAGGCGAGGTTCACCGTCTTTCTGCTCCGGCCACTGGCGCGCCATGTTCACCTTCAGTTTTTCTTCCATCGCTGCTGTAATTTCACCGTCACAGATGCCGGCACGTCTCTGCGCGTCCCACAGCAGGAACTGCATGTCAGCCCATTCGCTCAAGTCTATAACATTATCGGCTGCCTCCAGAGCTTCTTTAGAAAGATGCTTCAATGGCCCAACCGGGCCAACATTGCCGAACGTGGCATCAGACCACTCGGCATGGCGCTGACGAATAAGTTTGCGAAGTTGAAGCAATGAGCCAGTTTCTTCTGGCAACTCATCACGATTACTTACAGGTTCATCGTTCTGAGCATCACGCAGAGCGTAAAAGACTTTATTACGCAATTCGTTGAACTCGTCTGTGTGGGTATCGCGGACGGAATATGGCGGCGTAAGCATGCTGAAAATCATGGAAAGCTCGCGCTCTGATAACTGGATAGTTTTCACGATTTACCTCCATTGCGGTTAACTGTTCCTGTCTCGTTTATGTAGCAAACCGCTGCCATTGCAAGTTCTCCATTGCAGTGTTCGTCGTCATGCTCTGGCGTCCACCCTTCAACCGATTGTTGCCGCTGGCGCTCTGCTATCACATCCAGAATTGCAGGATTGAATGCACGCGCCTCCAGTTCTGCTATGCGCTGTTTTAGCTGTCCGCGCTCGTCAATTAAGCGCGCAGCATGTACGCGATGGTTATGAACTAACTCAGCGTTGCGCTTCTCTGCGGCTTCCAACTTTGCCTCAGCCTCCTTCAGCTTCTTTTCCATCCGATCGTGGCCGTCAACGATTTTGCATACTTCACGCTGTAGAGTTTCCTCAGACCTCTCCAGCGCTTCGCGGAATACGCGCATGCTGACCACTTTCTGAGGTAGCTCGCTGACGTAATGCAGTGGCGTGAAGAGTTCACGACGGGCCATGCGAGCGGCTACGATGAGCAGGATGTTTCCTGATTCGCGAGCTGATTCAGCAGTCAAAGTTTGTTTGTCGATGTTGCTCATTTGGCGGCTCCTTTGCCGTCTGTGGAGGAAATTGATATGCCACATTTCGAGCAGCGCTGAACGTTAGATACATCCCAGTAAAAGTGGTGTTTGCAGAGGCCCCTCATTACGCCCTGACGAGCCTCCAGCTCAGCAATCCTCCTCTCTGCTGCGTCCAGATCCGCACCCAACTTCTCCGCCATCTGAAACCAGTTAGCGCGCTGTTCTTCTTTGGCTTCCAGCTTTGATTCCAGGTGATCGATATAGAGCTTCATAACGTCGGCACGATGCTTACCCCACGGCTTAATGACGTCAAGCCGCTTATCCGTCTGCACCCAATCGGTTTTATCGCTCCACTCCATGTATGCAGTGCGGAAAGACTGGAGTGCTTCCAGCTCATCCAGTAGCGCGCGAATAACAAGAGGGGTTGCAGCAGCGTAAAATTTTCTCTGCGCCTCTAGTCCCTTCGAATACCGCTTGATGATGCCCAGCTCGTGTGCGTCAGTTGCCAATTGGCGTAGCGCCTGTTTATCGATGTTGCTCATTGGGCGGACTCCTGTGAGTCGAGAAGTATTTTGGTAGCTGTGAGAGACTCCAGTTGGGCATGAAGTCGGACGCACTCGCCGTTCCGTTGTTCGATAACCGCAGTAAGCTCCTTAATTGTTCGACGAGCTTTCAAAAGCTCACGTAACGCGTTTGCAATATCAGCGCTTTCCTGTGCAAACTCATAGTCGCCTATCCCTAATGCCTCTTGTTCCGCCCCGTGAAAATCTTGAAGACGGAAAAGTAACTGCCCCTCTGTTAAGTTCATTTTTCCACCTTCTGATTTAAAGCTTCTGTCAGAAAATCAACTCCTTTCTGATAAATGCTGATTAGCTCTATGTCGTCCTCAGTTTTCTCTTTCCATGCACGCATTGAAGAAAGCCCGTCTTTCAGGCGAGGCAAAAGACATTGGCACAGATAGGCTCTTCGCCCTTCGATACACTCCCGAGAGGCGTCGTTAATGTAGAAATTAATCAGTCTCGCAGCGTCGCATTCTGATGCGGGAATCATGACTGCACTCCTTTGCGAAGTTGGGCGGCTCCTTGAGTTGGCGCTGGCAGAAATTCGCAGATGGTCGCGCAACCCTCCTCGGGATAATCAGCGGTGGCGATGTGAAGGCCGTGAATTTTCTGCCCGTCACTATCGTCAATAGCTCCAACAAACAGCAATCCGTCTGTAAACTCACCGAAGGCAAAACCGCCGTCGCCGCAGTGGAAGCAAATCCCCTCCATAGCTTCGGATGACAGATGCATTTCCTGAGGAACAAGTACGTAACCTTCAGGAATAGCGCCGGCCCGCACTTCAGCCAGGAAAGCGGATGTGGTTGGGGTTTCTGGAGCATGGTCAATAGCTTGATGCCATGACGGAATCTCGCCAGCCTGCACAAAGCAACTCTCTGCAATAAACTTATTCAGCCCCGCATTCTCCGCAGCCAGCGCATTGCTACGGGCAAACTGCACTTCCAGTTGAGATGCCAGATCGCTAATCAGCGCGGCAGACTCAGCACAATGCAGTTCTTTCGCCAGCTCATGCCCTAACTTCACTAACTCATTGATTTTTGTTTCTACCGTTGATTTCATGCTGATACCCTCCCCCAAACCATCAAAACTCGTTTCATCGCTGCGCTGTTACGGCAAACGGATGTGACCATGTTTTTTCTCACGGTCGATTTGAAGCGCTTGATATTCAGCTCTCCGCCGGGCAACAGCGAATAAACCGGGTGATGCGGCTCGCCTGTACGGATAACTACCGCTTTGCGTGTCAGGTGAAGCAACAGGTTGTGAGATTTCTTGCAGTCGCATCCCAGCAGGTTCTGAACCTGTCGCGGCGTGATGGTCTGGTTTTCCCGAAGGAAATCAACAATTGCCCACAGTGATTTGCTTGCCATCGTCATTCTCCTCCCGTTAAATCAGCCCGGCGTCTTTACGCTGCTTGTATTTCGCCATTAACAACTCGGCTGGTGTTGGCCCACGATCCTGCGAAGGCGCAGCTATGGCGCGACGAACGGGTGGTATGGGTTTGCCAGCAAGAGTGCGTTTTTCCCAGTCATGCAGGATGTCGCCAGCAGCCCGGATAAGTTCCTTTTCGCTGAGTTGCCCCTCCGTTCCACGACGGCGCAACTCCAGGCAGACGTGGTAATACAGCGGGTTTTTATCCCTCCAGGGGAACTGCTCACTCGTCGGATAGCGAAAAACAAGTTTCCGCCAGCGCCAGTATTCGCTCATGATGTCGTCCACACTGACTCCCAGCGCGCCACTTCCTTCACGGCACCACGAAATAAACTGACCCGGCGACGGCCAGAACGGTGACTGGCTGGATCGGGCTTTCTGCATTCCGGCGGAAAGTTGCTCACGGGAGGTGATGCCTGACTCAGCAAAAGCGGCGATCCATTGCTGCTTTGCAACGCGAATATCATCGCCAGTACGTAGGTTCGTCTGAGTGGATGCCGGAAATACCTGCATGAGATTTTCAAAAAGCATATCCACCAGCTTTTCAGCGTCACTGTTCACAACCTTACGGCCGTCGTAAGAATCTCCAGCCATGCGCGATAGCATTTCGCTGTCACGATTCTGAATTGCACGATAAAGATCCGGGGTCATAAAAATTTCTCCCATGCTTCAGCACTGTTCCAGTGCGGGCCGGTTTCGGATTTGCTTGCGCTGACATCTGCGCGTGGCTTGCGGGTAGTGTCTTCGCGGTGAAGGGTTAACGTGTCCCACTTGGCGCGGAGCTTTGCGGGGGAGAGAATATTTTTGTACCAGAACGAGTCTTTGCAGGCCCATCTGAACAACTCACAAATCTCTTTGTGTGTGCGTCCGTCCAGTTGGCGCATCAGGCGTATGTCATTCGCCCAGCCAGCCATGTTTGGTTTTTTCAGGGATGGTTTGGTGATGTCACGCAGCGCCAGCATCCACTCTGCGCAGCGGAGATCGTCAGATGTCCCCCACTTGTCACCTTTCGGAGTCTGGACTGCTGCATCAGGAACAACTTTGGAAATTCTCTGACGTATATTAAATACGTTAGTATTTAATATATATTGTTCATGATGTGCGCTTGTTTGTGCGGATGTATGTGCGCTTTCATGTGCGCTACCTACCGCCAAGCCCGCGCCGTTACTGGCTTCGCCATGTGCGGGCATATGTGCGCTGGTATGTGCGGAAGTTTGTGCGGGCAAATTGTCCATTTTTTGAGCATATTCGACATAATTTGAGATCGTGATCACACGCCCTCTTTGCCGCTCCCCCTCAATGGAAATCATCCCTTCGCGCACAAAAAACGTCAGCATTCTCTCAACAGCATCACGGCTTGTTGGGTTGCCTTTTCTGTCACGTAGTTTCAGGCCCAGATCGGCCGCCGTGGTCACCAGTTGTCCGGTTTGTAGCGGCCATTGGCGACCTTTAAAGCTCGCTGTGTATGGCTGGCTGGCAGCGCCCAAAAGCAGGTTATCCCACAACGTACGCAGGTAAACATCTTCTGACCAGGGCTGCTTGAGTACACTCCGGTACAACGGGATGAATCCGGTCTTCTGGTTTTCCATCCGGTTGCTCCTGACGGCGGTACGCGCCGCAAAATCGGCGTAGGCGACATTCGACATAGCTATGCCTCCCTTGCCTGGTGTTTTGAAAAACTCTTTGTCATAATGACCTCGTGATTTCGCCTGGAATTACACCGAAGGCCGTCTGTGTTGGCGCACAGCGGTCTTCACCTTTTCTGAAGTATTCATATTCCCCCCAGCATTGAAGTCACTAGGTTCATCAGCACGCTGTATTGCTCAGGCATGAGACGGAACAGTGACGCTATCCCTTCGCTTACCTCCTTAAGTTTCTGATGCTCTGGAGCGTCCAAAAGGACGGCCTGCTTTGCTTCAACACACTCTTTCATTGCTGAAGCAAGTAGCGACATGGTGTCGTTCTGCGGCGCCAGTCGGTCACGAAATTCCAGTGGCAAAACAGCCAGGATCGCCGGAGTCAGCTGGCGGATGTTTTCGCGCGCATATCCGGTGTCGCTGTCCAGCCAGCGGAAAAGCTTCTGCCGCTTACGGCTCAAGTCATCAGGAAAATCCAGCCCGGCGCCGCCCTGCCGTTCCCATTCTTCAACGATGATCCCTGCGACTACGTCCTGGTTGTCCAGCGATGCCGACCAGGCGCGAACGGCAGCCCGAATCTGGTCATGCTTATCCACCGGATCAGACTGATTGCGATTTATCATCGTGGCCGGAGGAACCCCGGTATTTTGTTGAAATGAAATTGAATGCACGGTTACGCCCTCGCTTCCTGCGCCGGTAATCCGTCCGTGGGGTTCGGATACAGATCAGGGCGCAATTCATGGGGGGTAACGCCAGTTGCGTTGAAAATTGGTAAAACACGATCGGCTGGCACGACGCCCTTGTATCGTGTTTTCCAGCGACTAACCGACATCGGTTTAATGCCTAGCTTTGCGGCTAAGTTGCTGGCAGTGCCAGCTTTCTGAATGGCCTTTTCTAATCCGTTCATGAGTATCTCCACTAGATTTACAAATAAATTAAGCCTCAGACTTAAGAAAATATCAAGTCCTGAACGAATTTTAATTTATAAGCAAAAGGCTTATTCTTCTGATATGGCTGAGAAAAAAATACTTAACCCGATTCTCATCGAGCGTTTGACAGAGCTGACGCAACGAGGGATGACAAAATCTGATATGGCAAGGGTTGCGGGGATTACTCCGCAATCCGTAAACGGCTGGTTCAAAAAAGGTGTTATTAGCAAAGAATCTGCGTTAGCTGTAGCTGATGCTGCTGGCGTATCAGTTCCTTGGCTACTTGGTGAGGATGTTGGAGAGAAGGACGGTCTTAAGCCTGACGAGCAGCGCCTACTGGAACTCTATCGCCAGTTACCGGAAGAAGAGCAGCAGAACATGTTGCGGATCGTGTCTCTGCGTCTGAAGGAACTCGACGAGCTGTACGCCAAGTACATGGGGCGGCGGATTAAGGGTGACGGAGAATCGCAATAACTTGAGGGCAACATGAACACATTCAGTATACTCGCGATACCTTTCTTTGCCCTTTCAGTGGTTCTGTTGACTCTTGGAGCTACCAGGAAGAACCAAGCCAGCTTCATCGTTGGCGGCGTGTTTATGGCGTCAAGCGTGGTTAATGCCGTTATCGGCATGTCTCTTTGAAAGTTACAGCATTCGATACCTTCTTTACATACCCCTGCGCACCAGTAACGACTAGCGTTGATTACTTAAGGCAAAAAGTGTGGGGTGGTTGATTGCTATGTAGAGAGTATGTTTCCGTTTGTTTAAGAACAATTATGTGTTGATAACGTGCTGTTTATCATTTAAAAAATCACTAAAAATGATAGTATTTCGAAATCTGATCACCTTTTGAGGATATTAACATGGAAAAAAACGTTGATCGAATGCCTAAAGCATTGAATTATATGGAGCACCTCGTAGACTTTGCCAACTTTATACCGTCCCCATCCAACTCAAATCTTGTTCATATACAATTTATGGTAACTAAACCAGAACCTGTTATTAGAGGGAAAAAAGATAGCGAGCACAGCAATCAGGTATCAGTCGAAGTTTCGATGGAAACCGAGCTTCAGCATTCGTGTACAGTCATCCTTCCGAAGCATCAATTACTGGAAATGAAGAAGAATCTTGAAGATTTATTAGAAAAAATTGACAAGTAGGGATGCTATGGACTCAAAAGCTAAAGTGCATACTGGTAAAGTGACTCTTAGCTATCTGGAAGGCAATAACACTGAGCCAGTAAAGCTTGTTTTACCCATAGAGGCGGACAGAAATACTTTTTACACTGTGGTTAAACAAGCAGTTAGCATAACTGAAGAATACTCGAAAGGCCGCTCTACAGAGTGTGATGGCATTAATGAACCAACGACATCATCAATTTTCATCTATGATATACCCAATACTCGAGACAGATGGAATGAAGATCCAATCAAGGATGATGACACATCGTTTGAAGTAGGGGTTGAAAACATGTCAGCTATTAGCCGAGAAGAATTACAAGCGCATCTCGATAAAAATAAAGCTGAGCTCAAGGAAATTGCCTCTGATTTGCGCTGTGAGATGGAAAAGTGGAGTAAAGATAATTCTCAAAAGATTTCAGAGCTTACTGTATCTATAAATGCTTTATCGTCCATGATCGAAGGCAAAAGTGAGGCAACAAACGGTAGGTTAGAAGGGATGCAGGGGCAAATTAACGGAATGAATACCTCTATAACAGGTATAAGTACTGCTATATCTGGTATTCAGTCAGGTTTGTCTACAAAACTAACTGTTTTTGGAGTTATCATCACTGTAGTAATCGCTTTAGTCGGATTCGGGGCTAGTTTGCTCTCTAGCAACACATCTAAGCCAATATCAGTCCCGCAGTCAGCACAACCGATTATTATACAAGTTCCTGTTCCTCCAAGTGCGTCAAGTGTTCAATCACCTGGAGTCTCAGTTGAATCACAAGACAAGAAAAGTGATAGTAAGAATTAATTTCCCCCGGCCACCGCGCCGGGTTTTTATTGCCCTACTCTTCCAGTAACTTCACTGCCAGCTCCATAACCTGAATCTGGTCAGCATCCCACTTATCCAGCCCCTTCGATATCTCCGTTCGTATCACGTCAGCTATAGCCACTCTTTTGGTTTCATGCCCTTCAGCCACCATCGCAAAAACGACATCCCCCACAATCCGGCACATTTCCTGATAGCGCAGATGCGCGGCTTCTTCGTAGTCCATATCCATAGTCCTCACTGATGTTTATCTGACCATAAGCATCCTCCACTCCCGTACATTCGTCAAAAAATAAGCCTAAAACTTAACTACACATTCAGTCACAAGCTTGACATTAGTTAAGTCTAAGGCTTAATATGAATTCACAGCAACACGACCACCCAGGCAGGACGCCCACGAATGTAGCCGCACCAGGCGTATGAAGATGGTGATGAGGTGGATGAGTTAACGCGCAGCAGGTATCAAAGTTCCGCCAGCCGGGCGACAACGGCAAGCAGAGGGTGAAAATGAAAATTGATTTAGATCTCAAGGCGCAGGGAGTTGACGTTTCAACCAGCGGTTATCGCGATTTTGTGAACGCTGAAATTCGCGGCGTTGAAGTGGATGACGTGCTGGAAGAAATCGAAAGCGATGTGCTGTTCGCCGCTATCGACCTGCCGGATTACATCGACTGGGCTGACAACAACAGCAAGTTACCGGAAATTCTGGATCGTCTTTCTCCTGATGAGGTTATTAGCTGGCTTCGCGATAACGGGCATCTGGAGGATAGCAATGATTAACCAGCAGCAAGTCCGGGAGGCTCAACGCCTTGCATGGTTCGCCGTTCGGCATCGCAATATCCAGGTATGGGAAGAAGCCAAACGTATTTACGCACTTGCTATCGGGAGGACTCTTCACTGATGGAGACGCTATTCGCACTGGTATTAACGGTCGCAATGACCAACGGTGACTTTCAGGATGTGATTCTCGGTGTATATGACAACCAGCAGGAATGCCAGGCCGCAGCTGTCGAGCAGAAGGTTAATGGTGAGTGCTGGCCTGTTGAGGGAATCATTCGCAACGGAGAGCTACCAGCAAGCATCTGAGGAGGGGTAATGCAGAAAGAATGCGGTTACTGCCGCAAACCCGTTGAAGAAGGCAAAGAAGTAAAGAGCATCCTTTTCTATCGCAATGGCAACCGGCTTGCCAACAAAGAAAAAGAATACTGCTCAAAGCAATGCGCTGAATACGATCAGATGGCGCACGAGAGTTAACCAGCAGTCCTGAAATATGAAACAAAAAATTCGCCATTAATTTGGCGCGGCGTCTTACACCCTGAATTTAACAACCGGAGAAGTTTTATGGAAATCGTAAAAATCGAAATGAACCTGAAAGCAGTGAATAAAGAATTGGCTGTATTCAACTGCGAGAAGAAAGTATCAGGCGTTATTCATTCAACTCCCGAAGGCGAAACCACTGTCGTTCTCGATGGTGGCTATGTATTCGGCAAGTTCGACTGTCCTCTTTGTGCTGTAGAGGCAATTTCAATGTTGTCCGTGAAAGTAAGTGATGGCGATAACGCCGGGTTTGGTAACTACCGCAGCTACAAACTCGATTACTCAGAAAAAGTTTTCAGCACCGTTCATTAAGCAAAAGCCCACACGAAGTGGGCCTGCCCGTCCGGCGTCACCGACCAAAGCGAACCGGACATTTCTACCTGGTAAAACCGAGGTGCCATTAAGGCGCCTCTATTCTACACGAATTGAGGATCAAATAATGAGTGGAACTAATCCTGTATTTTTAGTCCGCAAAGCAAAGAAATCATCAGGCCAGAAAGATGCAGTTCTCTGGTGCAGCGATGATTTTGAAGCGGCAAATGCCACGCTGGATTATCTCCTGATTAAATCCGGCGCAAAGCTGAAAGATTATTTCAAAGCTGTTGCCACTAATTTTCCTGTCGTTAACGAGCTGCCGCCGGAAGGCGAATTGAGCTTAACCTTTTGCGATTTCTACCAGCTTGGAAGCGACAACATGACCTGGGCGCAAATTCCAGGCGTGACACTGCCATCATCTGAAGCCGTTGCCGCCGCCCGTCAGCGTATCGTTGACGGTGTTGATACCGAAACAGGCGAAGTGCTGGAAGATCACACGGAAGATTTTGGCAATGAAGAAGTTGTCGACACCGAAACTGGCGAAATTACCCAGCACGAACAGCCGTCAACTGAAGACAATGGTGATCGACCTGAACACCCTCAGTTAACTGTTGTGGCAACGATGCCCTTCCGTCATCGCGTTCTGGCTCAACATATTGGCGACGGCGAGTATCTCTATCATGTCGATGCAGAGCAGAAAAAAGCAATTCTCGCTCTGGAAATGGACACAGATAATTCATATGTCCAGAACCTGCTGCTTGCCGCCGAGAATGTTGAAGCGTTCAAAAAGGCCATTGAACACGACATCCATAAAGTGGTGAATGCCGTTAAGAACGTGTTTCCTGCCGATGGCAAAATCCCTGAGCTGGCAAGCATTATCCAGTTTCTGAAAACATGGTTCGATACCCCTCATATTGATCGCGGACTGCTCGTTAAAGAGTGGTGCAAAGGGAATCGTGTATCAGCTATTCAGCGTACTGAAAGTGGCGCGAACGCTGGCGGCGGTAATAAAACTGACCGCAACCCAGAATTAAAGCATGACCTTGATAGTCTCGATAAAGAGATCGCACTTGCAACCCTGCCGATGGATTTTAATATTTATGACATTCCAGGCAGCGTTTACCGTCGCGCAAAAGAAATCGTTAAGAAAAAAGAAAGCCCATTCAAAGAATGGTCCGCAGCACTTCGCGCAACACCGGGTATCCTGGACTATTCCCGCGCCGCTATTTTTGCGCTTATCCGAAGCGCTCACCCTGAGTTTTATCACTATCCAGGGCGCCTTCAGGGTTATATCAATGCCTACTTAACGGAGAGCGATCACGAGAACCCCACAGCAGAAACGCTCACTGCCGCCCGCCATGCACCAGAAAAAGACGCAGTGGAAGAAGCTAACCGCCAGCTTGCTGCTGAGCGCGGCGAGTATGTTGAAGGTATCAGCGACCCGAATGATCCGAAATGGGTGAAGACTGATGCAGGTAAGCAGGAAGCCGAACCGGAACTGGTGAAAAAGGTTGCCGCAGGCATATTTGACGTTTCTGCTCTGATGCAAAACTTCTCAACTCATGGCACAAAACAGGAAGTGGAGACCACCAGAAATGTGCAGGTTCAAGAAACTGACGGTAATGAAGAACAGACTGGTGATGCGCTGCTCACAAGCGAAAGTGATTTGGGGAATGGTGAAGAAGCAGATACCGGCGAACAAGCCGATGTAGATCACAATCAGACGGAAGTGAGCCAGAACAACGATTCTGCAAGCCATTCTGAGCCAGAAACGCAACAAAACGTGCCGGAAATGCAACAGGAAGAACCAACACCAGTGTGGCCGGAATACTTCGAACCGGGGCGTTATGAAGGCGTCCCGAATGAAGTGTATCACGCCGCCAACGGCATCAGTTCCACGATGGTTAAAGATGCCCGGGTATCGCTGATGTATTTCGAGGCACGTCACGTATCCAAAACCATCCAGAAAGAACGCTCCAAAGTTCTGGATATGGGGAATCTGGTGCACGCGCTGGCATTACAGCCTGAACAACTGGAAAAAGAATTCAGCATCGAGCCGGAAATCCCGGAAGGTGCGTTCACGACGACAGCGACGATTCGTGCAGTTATCGACGAACACAACGCCAGCCTGCCGGCATTACTCACCGCAGACGATATCAAAGCGTTGCTGGAAGAGTACAACGCCACCCTGCCCGCGCCATTACCGCTTGGGGCATCCGTTGACGAAGCGTATGCGTCATATGAGCAACTCCCGGAAGAGTTCCAGCGCATCGAAAACGGGACTAAGCATACAGCAGCGGCAATGAAGGCCTGCATCAAAGAGTACAACGCCACCCTGCCGCCGCAGGTGAAAACCAGCGGAAGCCGTGACGCGCTGCTTGAGCAACTGGCGATCATCAACCCTGACCTGGTCGCACAGGAAGCACAGAAGCCACAGCCGTTGAAAGTATCCGGCACCAAAGCGGATCTGATTCAGGCAGTGAAATCCGTCAAACCTGAAACAGTGTTTGCCGACGAGCTGCTTGACGCATGGCGCGAAACCCCCGGCGATAAAATTCTGGTTACCCGCCAGCAGTTGAGCACCGCGCAGGCCATCCAGAAAGCGCTGCTGAATCACCCGACCGCCGGGAAGCTGCTGACGCATCCGAACCGCGCCGTAGAGGTGAGCTATTTCGGTATTGATGAGGAAACCGGGCTGGAAATCCGCGTGCGCCCTGACCTTGAAATTGACATGGGCGGCCTGCGCATCGGCGCTGACCTGAAGACTATCAGCATGTGGAATATCAAGCAGGATGGTCTGCGCGCGAAGTTGCACCGGGAAATCATCGATCGCGATTATCACCTGAGCGCTGCCATGTACTGCGAAACCGCAGCGCTGGACCAGTTTTTCTGGATATTCGTCAACAAAGACGAGAACTACCACTGGATCGCCATCATCGAGGCATCCGAAGAACTGCTGGAACTCGGCATGCTGGAATACCGCAAAGCAATGCGCGCCATAGCGAACGGGTTCGACACTGGCGAATGGCCGGCGCCGATTACCGAAGATTACGCCGAAGAACTCAACGATTTTGATGTGCGCCGCCTTGAAGCGCTGCGCGTACAGGCATAAGGGGGAATAACAATGTCCAATTTAGTAGCCACAACTGACAACCAGACTCAAAGGATCGACAACATATCCATCCTGACGAACGGTGAACTTTTCGACCGCCTGCGCACGCTCTCCGAGGTAATGGCCAATAGTGGAAACTTCGTGCCCGAACATTACCGTGGGAAACCAGATGCATGCATGGCTGTGGTAATGCAGGCTGCGCGCTGGGGTATGGACCCGTTCGCGGTCGCCCAGAAAACCTTCATCGTGAATAATTCCGGCGTGCTTGGTTATGAAGCGCAACTGGTTAATGCGGTGGTCAACAATATGGCGCCGACAAAAGACCGCATTCACTTTGAATGGTTTGGCGAGTGGGAAAAAATCGTTGGCCGGTTCGTGGAGAAGACAAGCAGCCAGAACAAAAAGTACATTGCACCGGGCTGGAATTTGCAAGATGAAGCTGGAGTGGGCGTCCGCGCCTGGGCAACGCTCAAAGGAGAATCAGAACCTCGTGAGCTTGTGCTGATGCTTTCGCAGGCACAAGTCCGCAACTCTACACTGTGGGCGAGCGACCCCCGCCAGCAACTGGCCTATCTTGCCGTTAAGCGTTGGGCACGACTGTACTGCCCGGATGTGATCCTCGGGGTCTATACCGCCGATGAAATTGACGAACGTGAAGAAAGAGTTATCAACCCGGCGCAGACAGAAAAAGTCACGCTGAATGAGATAACACACTCCGTTGGCGCTTCCACCAACACGCAAGAGTCTGCATCTAACGTTGACTCTGTTGCGGATAAACTCCGTGGCCGAATTGATACAGCTGACTCTGTGGGTCAGGCCCAAGCCATTCGTGCAGACATCGAATCACAGAAAGCTCTGCTGGGTACTGCTTTGTATACCGAACTGAAGAGTAAGGCGGTGAAACGCTACTACCTTGTTGATGCCAAGAACAAAGTTGAGGCCGCCATAAATTCACTCCCTAATCCGGGGGATCCGGAAGCAGAAGCATTATTCGCGAAGGCAGAAAGCACCTTGACCTCATCGCGCCGCCACCTCGGTGATGAACTGTATGACCAGTTCCGCATCACCCTGGACGACATGAAACCGGAATACGTGGGCTAAGGGAGGCGGGAGGGCTCGCCCTCCCGGTAACGATATGACGAAAATTACTGAACGCGGAATGATTTTTAACGCTGAGATGGTGCGGGCCATTCTCGACGGCCGGAAGACGCAGACGCGACGAATCATGGAGAACCAGCCTGCTGGCGATGGCCCCGACACCCCAGCCTTAATCAGAAATGTGGATGGTGGTTTCCAGTGGTACGGGCATTACGGAGAAAGCAGCATTTTCAATTGCCCGTTCGGAGCCGTCGGCGATCGGTTGTGGGTGCGGGAAACATTTCGCTTGTTTGATTCGTCAGTGGAATGTAGCTGTGAAGATCACTGCTCATGTTCTTGTTATCACGGCAAGCCACTTTACCGCGCAAATGGCGACGATACTGAATGCCGGTGGACTCCATCTATCCACATACCGCGCTGGGCCAGCCGCATCACGCTGGAAATCACCAGCGTACGCGTGGAGAGGCTGAACGATATCAGCCAGGAAGATGCGCTGGCTGAAGGCATGGAGCTTACCGGATGGGAGCCTACTTACTCAGATCCTGATAGCGGCGGCGAAGTTTGGACGCCATACGACAACTTTGCAGAGCTATGGCAATCCATCTACGGCGTTGGATCTTGGCTGTCCAATCCCTGGGTGTGGGTTATCGAGTTCAAACGGATTGAGGAGCGCGCAGCATGAGCCTTAAACACCAGCAACAACCAACCTTCAATACCTGCATGTCAGCGTGCGTAGCAATGGTATCAAGTCAGCCTGTAACTGATGTCGTCACGCTATGGCATGAGAAATTTCACAGCAAAGAAGCGTGGCTCGACGACGCTATGGACCATTACCGCATTCCGTACTTCTACGGGCATCCGAAGAAGGCCGAATTGCTCCCCGGCTTTATTTATTTCCTCACGGTTCCGTCGCTGAATATCGTCGGCGGCCAGCATCAGATTTTGGCTGCGGTAAAAGAGGGGCCTGTTGTTGAAATTTTCGACCCAGCAAAAGGCCGTGACGGTGCCAAATACTACGTGTATGGGGAATGTCAGAAGCCTGAAGAACGCGAGCTTATTTCATGGTCAATAGACCTGGCAATACCAGTTGTTGAGTGGGGTGATCATGCGTATTGAAGAACTGAAAATACTTCCGAAATTATACCGGGTTATCACTGTTGAACTCGACGTATTGCGTAACGGGTTCGGGGCTAATTACGGCGTAATTTACGATGTTGATACCGTTGTTAAACGCAAGGTTCGTCGTGTGATGGATACCGACGGCTGGCGCTGGGCAATGGTCCGCCAGCACCGCAACCAAGAACAATGGGACTACTTCTTTGAGTACGACAAAGAATGCCTTCATGAACTTAATTACGAACTCGGCCTGATTAAGTGAGGTGATCATGCGACTAATTAACCGCAGCACACAATCTCCGCTGGCGCGCAGGGCGTGCGATGCAGCACTGGCAAAGCATGTTGAGCTTTACGGGGAGTTTGGCCGACAAAAAACAAAGACCACTTATACCGTGGCGGTCGATGGCGTCAAGGTGACGGTAGAAGTTGTTAATCGACACAAGAGCTATGTAGCCACCGCAATGACAGGTATGCGCAGATTGCGCGCACTGCCAGGGCAGATTGCCTGATAACGAATTATCAATAATTTTTCCCCGCCTGGTACATGATATCAGGCGTCAAGAGGTACAAATGAAATTAGTAACTCTGACAACCTGGGCGGCCATGTATTACCCGGATAATCCACCGGCGCGCGTGACTCTCAGGCGCTGGGCAAGGAACGGTAATATTTATCCGCCACCAGAGCTTCACGGTCGTGAATACCGCGTTAACCCGGAAGCGTTTTATATCAAACCGAACAAAGCCGAAAAGAAACTAAAAAAGCACGACCCTAACGGGCGTACCGGAAAGATGAGCCCCTTACTGGAGAAGTTGATCGATGAGTCGCAAAAAGTACGATGCTAACCTGCCGCGTAATCTGACGTACCGGAATGCCAGCAAATCATTCTTCTGGCGCAATCCGGTTACAGAGAAAGAATTTCCGCTCGGTCAGATTTCCCGCAGGGAAGCTATCGCGCAGGCGATCGAGGCCAACAACTTCATCACGCAGAACTACACCCCTGTTGCACTGATTGAAAAACTTAAAGGTCTGGATTCACTTACTGTAACAAAGTGGATCGAGCGCTATGAGGTACTGTTACAGCGTCGTAATTTGTCTGTGAACACATACAAGATCCGTGGCAACCAGTTAGCGACTGTGCGGGAGAAAATGGGAGAAATGATCCTGGCAGAAGTAACCACACGACATATTGCATCGTTCCTTGAATCATGGATTGCCGAAGGGAAAAACACCATGGCAGGAGCTATGCGCTCAGTGTTATCAGATATGTTCAGAGAGGCTGTTGTGGAGGGGCATATTACTCAAAACCCGGTAGAACCGACCCGAGCACCAAAGGTTGAGGTGGCACGGGAACGCCTGCAACTGGAAACCTACATCGCCACCCGTGCGGCTGCTGAGCAATTACCCACATGGTTCCCGCTGGCAATGGATCTGGCGCTCACCACTGGTCAGCGTCGCGAGGATGTAGCCAGCATGCAGTTTTCTCATGTTATTGATGATCGGTTGTACGTAAAGCAGATTAAAACTGGAATGAAAATCGCGTTGCCGCTGTCGCTATCTCTTCCCGCTATGGGATTACGCCTGAGTACCGTTATCGACCGCTGCCGACTGGTGAGCAGAACTGACTTCCTCATCAGCGCCGGGGTCAGGAAGAATAGTCCAGACGGAAGGATTCACCCGGACGGGCTAACCAAGAAATTTGTAGCCGCCAGAAAACTGGCTGGTGTGGAGTTCAGCGACAACCCACCCACTTTTCACGAGATCCGCAGTTTATCTGGAAGGCTGTATAAAGACACGTACGGCGAGGAGTTCGCCCAGAAACTTCTGGGCCATACTTCAGAAGCCACTACGAAGATGTATCTTGATGATCGTGATGAAAAAGCATACATGATGCTCTGATTTTCTGTTTAAAAAATGTTAAGTCAGGTTTTGTTGTGGTATAACGGAAAAAGACCGGAATACAGAAATTCGGAAAAATTTCGGAAAATTTCGGATTCAACCTTTTAACTCACTGATTTAAAAGGAAAATAAAAAGAGACCGAATACGATTCCTGTATTCGGTCCAGGGAAATGGCTCTTGGGAGAGAGCCGTGCGCTAAAAGTTGGCATTAATGCAGGCTAAGTCGCCTTGCCCTTTAAGAATAGATGACGACGCCAGGTTTTCCAGTCCACGACGAAAGTGGCCGGTAAAAAACGACCGTTGTCAGCCGCAGCAACGAAAAAACCGCAAGTTCCTCTGCATGAGGCTTGCGGTTTTTTATTGGAAATCAGAAAGATACTTCTGGTAATTAGCAGAGCTTTTCCGCGCGTTCAATAAACGGCGCCAGGCTCATTTTTTCACCCGGTTTTGCCGGATCGTCAATCTGAATGACGGTGATAGCCTGCGCGTTGGTTTTGCCGCTTGCAACTTGCTGCTCTGCAACATCGTTCAGCGGGTATTGCACCAGCGTGCTCGGGTTGATGACATACAGGGCATGGCCCGGTCGGCAGGTCAGCATCACCTCTTCGCGGTTAAACGCCCACTTGTCTTTACCCACTTCAAAGCGGCTCACGGTGATAACCTGAGGCGCCGCCAGCGCAGCACCTGAACTTGCCAACAACAGCAGAGAGAGAATCATTTTTTTCAT